CAGATAACTCCTTATGACCTTAATGAGAGTTATGATAATTACTGTATTTAAGGGATTTTGCGGAGGATAAAATAAAAGTGCTTACTCCATCTATACGCCACATAAATCTATATATTTCTATGTATTTCAATGGCAAAATGGTGTAAAAATGGTGTACGGAAAATTTAATGGCGTACGGATAAAGGCAATTAAATAAAAGAGCTTTTGCGTGATGTAAATATGAGAAGAACTTGATAATGTTCTTCTCTTTTTTTATGCCAAAATTAAGTTAGAAAGAGAGGTAGTGTGAATGTTTTCTGATGAAGTTAGAGAAAAAATCTTGAGTAAAGAAGAATTGCAGAAACTTGACTTGGTGACATTATCTCTTGTTATCCACGCAATCGAGGAAGTTTTAGAGGAGGCAGACAATGAACAATCCTTATCAAGCAGTGCCTATGATGAATAATTCTTATATGCAATCTCAAAATCCATATATGGATAGAATGAACTTTTTGCAAAATTATCAGCAGAGCTTGCAACAGCCAGTGGCAGGGACACAAATGTCCTTAGTAAATCAACAGGCTATGCCCCAGCAGATAGCAGGCATTAACGGAAGAATAGTACAGACAGTTGAAAATATTAATGCAAATGAAGTGCCTATGGATGGCTCAATGGCATTTTTCCCAAAGCAGGATATGTCAGAGATTTATGTTAAGGGCTGGAATGCTGACGGAACAATTAGAACGATTGTGTATAAGCCTTATACTGACCCTAAAGATAATCAGACAGTAAATTCTATGTCTAACGCAGAAAACGCTAAATTTACCCTATCAGACGAAAGCACCCAGCTATTCTTAAATAAGTTCGAGGAATTATCAGAGAAAATAGGGCAGTTAGAAGATAGATTTGATAAATCTTTAGGAACGCAAAGAAAAGCTTCAAGAACTCAAAGCAAAGGCGGTGACGAAGAATGAACCCAATTAACATTTTTCAGATGATGAAAGCTGGTCCGCAACAGTTTATACAGCAGATGATGGGAAATAATCAGATTATGAGCAATCCTATCATGAAGAATGCTTTAGGAATGGTACAAAGCGGAAATATGAAAGGCGTAGAAGAATTAGCAAGAAATTTATGCAAAGAAAAAGGTATACAAGCAGATGATTTTGTATCGCAAATAAAACAAAATATAAGACTTTAAAGGGAACTATATAAGTTCCCAATAAAAGCCTTTATACATTATATCCTTATTTGCGTATTTATTAAATGTTTGGGCACATATTTTCTCTTCTTTTTCAGCTTCTCTCATAGAGTGGTAAGTTTTTATTAAAATATGATTTTTGTCGTATTTTTTAATAATTTTTGCCTGCTTATATTCGGGCAATTTAACTTTTCGAGAAAAAGACCAAAGAAAACCGCCAGCACTTCTTGAAGCTCCATTGCAACAATTTACGATGGAAGTTGAAGAAATATTGGTTATTCTGCTGGCTACATTTACTCCATAGAAAGTATTTAAAAAATTTCCGTCAAGGTCAAATTGAAATACTTGCTTTGATTTAGCCAAAGATATTCGATATCCTAGTGTACCATAACTCATATTGTACTCGTTGGTACACCATTCCAAATTATCAGAATGGTTATTGCTTGGATTTTCGTCTTTGTGGTTTACATATGGATAATTGTTTGGGTTTGGGATAAATGCTTCAGCAACTAATCTATGAACAAAAAATGACTTACTTGTATTATTTTTCCTTAAGGTAACTTTTTTATATCCTTTTGGATATGTATTTAGGGAGAGTATTCTTGATTTTAATGGCAGATTACCTGTTTCATTATTTTTCCTTTCAACTATTCTTTCCATGGATTTTACATTTCCCAAGTTGCTGACTTGATAATAGCCCTCATAGCCCGAAATATCTTTCCAAATTTCTTGCATAAAAATAACACCTGTCCTTTCAGTGTGAGATGTCCTATACCAGCTAATGTACGGAAACTGTTAGGACAAACAGCTTATCGGGAGCTACCCTATCCGTACAAATATATTCTAACACATTTTAATTAACTTTGATACTAATTCTTGCAAGATTAAGTATATAAAATTTTAATAACGGAGGTAAAAATTATGTTTAACTCAAATTGTGCCAGCGTACCATTAGTCGCAAACATTGACGGCAACGGCAATAACGGCGGCTGGGCTGACGGTGGATGGCTTTGGATAATCGTTGTATTCGCATTACTCTTTGGATGGGGCAATGGTGGATTTGGCGGTTTTGGTGGTAACAATGGCGGTGGTTATGTTGCGACAGCGGCTACACAGGCTGATATTCAGAGAGGATTTGACAATTCCGCAGTTATCAGCAAGTTAGATGGCATTTCTAACGGACTTTGTGACGGCTTCTATGCTATGAACAACAGTATGCTCACAGGCTTTAATGGTATTAACACAAACATTATGCAGACAGGCTATGGCATCCAGCAGGCTATTAACGCTGATACAGTTGCTAATATGCAGAATACAAATGCTTTACAGGCACAGCTCGCTAACTGTTGCTGCGAGACGAGAGAAGCCATTCAGGGTGTAAACTACAATATGGCTACACAGACAAACGCATTGCAGAACACAATGTGCAACAACACAAGAGATATTATCGACAGCCAGCAGGCAGGAACGAGAGCTATCCTTGATTTCTTAACAAATGATAAGATAGCAACACTTACAGCAGAGAACAACGATTTACGCAGAGCCGCATCACAGGATAGGCAGAACGCACTTCTTACAACTCAGATGGCAGCTCAGACACAGCAGATTATCAACTCTGTAAATCCTACGGCTATTCCAGCTTATGTTGTGCCTAATCCTAATGCTTATGCATATGGCTGTGGCTGCAACACCGGCTGTAACTGCTAAAACTGAATAATTGAGTATCTTAATTGAGTTTAACTCGATTATGTCTGCTATGCAGTATTACTTACAAACACAAAGGGCAGACTATAATGTTTGCCCTTATTTTTATGAAAGAGAGGTAAAAATAATGGAAGTAACAGGAATTGCATTACAAACAGTCGCCGCCGGAGAAGATGTGGCATTTACAGAAACACCGGTATGCGGTAGTAAATGTATAGTCCACAGACAAGGAAGTGGAATCATTAAGCTAAGAGGTATTACAAATCAGTGCAAGGCTAGATTTTTAGTATCTTATAGTGGCAATATTCAGATACCTACAGGCGGTACAGTAGGTGCTATCTCACTTGCCATTGCAGTAGACGGAGAGCCTTTACAGTCAACACGAATGGTTGTAACGCCAGCCGCAGTTGAGAATTTCTTTAATGTATCAGCACAGGCATATGTTGATGTACCTTGTGGCTGTTGCAGTACCGTAGCAGTGCAGAATACATCTACACAGGCTATTGAAGTACAGAATAGTAACTTAATCGCAGTAAGGGAGGCTTGATGATATGCATAAATGGGCTAAACAGATTATGGAATGTGTCAAGGCTAAGGTTGAAGCAATCGGATTAGATAGCTTTGAGGGACAAAACCTTGATGATTTAAAGGATTTTACCGAGATAGCGAAGAACATAGCTTGTTTTGACAAAGATTACAGAATTGTTGAAGCTATGGAAAAGTCAGAAGATAATGAGGATATTATGCGTATGCTTGAACAGTACGAAGATTATCCGGACAGGAGATTTTACGACCATTACCGCTATGCAGATGGAAGATTTGCGCCGAAAGGACACGGAACATACCGCAGAGGATATGAAGAACCGCCTTATATGCACATGTACCCAGAAGCAGAGCATATGAGGGATATGGATAGGGATTATGGTAAGATGTACTATACAGAGCCAATGTCTGAAAGTAATTACGACAGAGCAAAGAGAAACTACACAGAAACTAAGGAAATGCACAAGAATAACACACCAGAAGATAAGGAACACAACATGAAGTCACTTGACAGCTATACTAAGGAACTTGCAAGCGATATTACAGGCATGGTGGCTGATATGTCAGCAGAAGAGAAGAACTTGCTTAGAACGAAGTTAAGTACTCTTGTATCTAAGATATAATTTAAAAGGCTATGAGTAGCAATATTCATAGCCTGTTTTATTCAGAAAGGAGCATACAGATGATTTTTAGCATTAATGGCACAATGTGGCAAGTGCAATATAAAAATTCAAATTCGGGTGAATTAAAGCGGTCAGACGGCACAATCAGCTTAGGTGTAACTGATAGAAATACACATACAATTTATCTGTCAAACGCCTTGCGTGGATTTATGGAACGCAAAGTGCTGATACATGAAGTATGCCATGCAATCTGTATGTCCTATGATGTGTATTTGCCTATCGAACAGGAAGAGATATTGTGTGATTTTGTAGCAACTTATGGCGATGAAGTATTTGACATTGTTGATATGGTGCTTGGGGCAGTTAGGAGAGTGGGATGATGAGTATTGATGAGCTGTTAAAGATAATTCAAAAGACTAATCCGACTATGACAAAGGAAATGTTGATATACGAACTTAGTCAATGCCGGTATGCAAGTAAGGCATTGATTTATACAGAAAAATGTTGTCAAAAAATTTCGGGGTAACGCATTCAATACGCCCCCAGGTATGGCGTTTTATATTCGCAATTTCGATTTTGACAATTTCCCAAATTTGGTTCAGATTTCGTTCAAATCCTACTTGAAAAATTAAAAAATTTCTCACGGAATTATAATGCGCCATTTCAAATATCCCCGTCACTTTCAATTTTGGAATCCAAAAATCGGTTACACAGAATTTCAATTTTTGCTCCCGATTTTGTTCAGATTTACCTTGAAAAATTGATGAAAAACTTTAGAACTTTAACACACTAAAGCGTACGGCTGATTCTTTGCGATTGTAGGTGTGGCTTACAATTTCGGTTTTGTGACTTTGTGATTTGCCCTGTACAATGGTTTTATTGTGCTGATGTAAACTTATAAGCCTACAAAATAAAACAGCCTCAAAACGCTTTCAATTATAATATTCAAAGCCGTTAAAAACATAACTTTTCTTGTTTGTCTTCCAGTCTGTGAAGCTGTACAATATATAATTCGTGCAATCATCTTCCGACAGCTTTTTAACATTGCTAAACATGGCACATAATATATTATGTGCAAGCTGTGCGCGTTCTTTCTCTGTTGTTTGCCATTCTTCCACAATCCGCACATTTTTAACAAGTGGCTCACCGTCGTTGCCTGTGCTTATCTGCTTAGCTTCGATAATATAACATTTATCTTTTATTCTAGCACAAAAAGAGCGTAAAAGCTCAATAGAATCAAGACCCGGTACATTGTTTTTAAAGTCAAAGCAAGAAACGCCTTTTTCATATGCGCATTCTGGCACACATTCCAACGCTTCGCCATATCCGTATATATCAAATGCATATGTAAAGTTGTCGTTCTGGTCGTTTGTCATTTTTAGAAAATTGATAGATTTTTCATTTTTGGGGATTTCCCCGAACCTTAAAAAATACATAAAATGCCACCTTTCAATATTATAATATTATACCATATTATTATTAATATGGGAATGCTTGCGGCTGGAATCGAACCAGCCAAACCAGAGCAAGCCAAAAAGGGCGCAGACTGTACGCCCTTGCAATTATTCTATGTAAATATCAAATTTTTGTTCGTTGTACGATTCGCCAATATCCGCCGTTTGCGCCCAAGCCTGCGCGTCAAATGCCAATTCCCACGCAACACCGTTTTCAATTAAAAAATCGTAAATCTGGAAAGGGCTACGGCAGAATCTTTTTGTGCGTCCAAATACAACAAGCGCCTTGACTCCGTTTGTAAAATCCATAATATACCCCCTTCTGTTAATATCCCAGCCACGTGTAAAGTTGCGACTTGCTCCAATCTGTTACATCTTCCACGATTTCGAATTTTTCACGGAATGCAAACATACAATCCGCGAAAATGTGACCACCCTTGATGTAATACGGCGTGCTATGAGCATCTAAAATCTTCTTAATTCTGCTGATTTCCAAATTTAAAACCTCCATATATTCTAATATTATCCCTTACAGGACGAGAGCAAGCCGGGGAATCGAACCCCGGAAGCGCCAACCTTGCTAATTATTAATTATTTGCTTTTTCTGCGTGCTTTGTAAGTTCTCTATAAAGTAGATTACATGCTGTTGCTTCTGCTTTATCATCTGTATATCTTGCCTTTTCCTCTTCTGTCTCGTCTAAAATATCGGCGAGCCAATCAACGGCAGAGCCAAGGAAAATATCATCAGAAACAGGAAAAGCCGTTGGAAGTCCTGCCATCCAATCGCAAAATAGAGAATATTTGCTAATCCTTCCGGCTTTATATTGGCAATCGTGTTTGACCTTTTCATTTTCAAAAGCTGTCAAAATGTCCTTGCAAATATTGTTATATTCTGTCTTTGCTTCCTTGCCATCATATGTGTAATACTCTTCGGCTGCTTCGTAGCTCTCGATAATTGCTTTCTTAATTGCTTCCATTGCTTCTTTGCTGTTTGTTCTTCTCATTTCTTTTTACCTGTGCTATAATATAGCTACCTTTCTTTTTTGATTGGTGGCGGTTCGTTCTTGGTAGGAGTGACCGCCTTATTTATTTTGTAGCTTAATAATAACACCTTTTAAGGTGTATGTCAACACCTTTTAAGATGTTTTTAAATTTTGTTTTTAAGTGTTGCAAAACTGCAATATTTTATATATAATAGTAAAAACAAAACAGAAAGGAGCTTGTAAATGATTACATATAAAATAGATGTATTAAAAGAGCTGGCACAGCGTGGCTACACCGCTAACAGAATGAGGAAAGAGAAGATATTAAGTGAAAGCACAATGCAGAATCTAAGAAACAGGAGTGACATTAATACAAAAACTTTAAATACATTATGTATTATATTAAGATGCCAGCCAAACGACATTTTAGAGATAGTACCAACCAACGACGAAAAAATAAAATATTTTTAAATAACACTAAAAAGGGTGTTGACAATGTAACACTATTGGTATATACTTAAGATACATTAAAAGAAAGGACAGCCGAAAGGCTGAAAAGGTGCAGAATATGAGATTATTTTTAGCAATCAAGAAAGATGAGCAGAAAAGAGAATACATAAGCGCAGTTATTAACTCAAAAAGTTATCCAAGTACATATGCAACAGATAACAGAGGCGCGCGAATTGTAGAACTGCCAGAAATTAAAGATGGCGAAAAAGTGACAGACTGTCATATATGCTTATAAGAAAGGTTAAAAGGTGGAAAAGATGGAAAGAGACGACTTTAAAAAAATAATTAAATTAAGGTGTGGCTTAAAGGATAAAAAAGCTAGTAATAGTATTAAAACGCCTTATGATGGTTATTTAAAAGAATATATTACAAAGCTTGTTAAATCACAAATGGAGATTGACAGCCTTGGTATTATGTTAAATGGAAATTTATGTTTGGCATATGGCGGCGGTTGGAATGTTGAAGAACAGCGTACCGACGACTATACGCTTATATCTGGCGATTATTACAACGAAACCTGTTCAACCGAAGAAATGAAGCAGCGAATAGCTGTTTTAGCGGCTGAAATAGTAGACGATTAAAGAAAGAAGATAATATGATTTAGGCGGTGTATATTGTTATACATCGCTTTTTTAATGCCTATTGATTAATTATATTTATTGTGTTATTATGCTAATAATTAAATATATAAGATTTACACCCGATAATTATATAATAGTTGTTGGGTGTTTTTATTTGTATTAATAATATAATTAGCTGGAGCAGATCTAGCAGAAAGGGGAACACATGGAGAAAGTACAGGAAGCACCAGACACACCCGAAGTATTTCAGAATGACATAGAGCTTTATTTATCGCAATTCTGCCAAGAACACAATATCGAAGATATGACCAAAGAACCGCAGAGCAGATGGAACGCCGCTTTAATGTATATAAATAAATATGTTTTCAATGATAAAAGCATATTAAAGTTAAATAAGAATATTAATAAAAATAATACTAATTGTATTATGGATAATAATTTTAATATGTATGATTATGATAAAGTAGAGTATATATTATATATATATTATTATTTATGTGCTGTATATGATAAAGAGTGTAGTATTATAGGTTTTAGTTTATTAACTGGAATTAATAGAGATACTATATATGATTGGGGAACGAAAGATAGAAAACTAAGTACAAAAAGTTTCGACCTTGCGGAAAAATTGCGCATTTTTCGTGAAGAAAGTCTATCGAACAAGCTCGCAACAGGTAACAAAAACCCGGTTGGAATTCTTGCAATACTTAACAGACATTTTGCTTGGAACTTGCCCGGCGTCAGCAGAGAAAACACCACAAAGACCATTAAAACAGCCGCAGACCTTCCACAGCTCGGCACATCTGGCAACGCTCAAGGCTCTGATATTCGTCAAATTGCACAACAAGAAATCATTGTGCAAGATGTACAAGAAATCCCGCGAAGCCAGTAAGCAAGCGGTTTCTAGCTGTTTGGCTCACAATAACATGATTTCGCTAAAGTTGAGTTTAGCGAAGTGATAAAACAGAACATTTGAACGATAAAAGTACAACAAAGCCAGTAAACAAGCGGATTGACAGCGATTACATGATAATTATTTATTGTGCAATGGCTCCGCTCTGGCTGATTTCGTTGTGCAAGATATACAAACGCAGGGCGTGGGGGTTATATATACACGCATTGCGAGCCCAACTAAGTCGCTTTCCCAACCCCAAAGATAAAAAGGCTTATTATATATATTTATATATACATAACCAACCAATAATAATTTATTAAACTATATACAATAACCATTATATTTATTAATATATAGTCCCGATAATAACCCATATAATATAATCAATAAATCTACTGTACAAATCTGATAGATAGGTGTATAATAGACACATCTTAATTATTCATAAGATATTCAATAAACACATCAGAAAACGGCTAATTCAGCCGAGTAAATTCCAAAAAATTTCAAAAAATAAAAAAGGTTAGGAGTTAGAAATGCAGGGAGCAGAGTATCAGGCTTTGGCTATGCGTACTAACGATAAAAAGTCTACAGATAGGCTTCTGAATAAGATTAATGATTTAAAGATTGGCAATCGTGGCGAAGATACACCAGAGATTGAATTAGGCGGTGTTCTTAATGCTGCACTGGGTTTATCTGGCGAGGTTGGAGAGCTTAACGACATGCTCAAGAAGTGGATTTTCCATGAAAAGCAGCTAGATATTGACCATGCAAAGAAAGAAGCTGGCGATATTTGTTGGTATCTTGCAATGCTTTGTGAATCCTTCGGTTGGAACCTTGATGAAATCATGCAGATTAACATTGATAAGCTGAAAGCAAGATATCCAGAGGGATTTGATACTTACAGAGCTAATCACAGACAGGCAGGTGATGTCTAATGAGCGATATTTCATATCCATTACTTTGTATTAATTGTGCAAGTAGACTTCAGTCAGAATACGCATGTAATAATTGCACACATAACGGTGCTAAGAGCGATGATAAGTTTGATAATTTTATTCCACTCAAAGATGTTGCACCTAGCGTCAATGGAAAGCCGGTAAATGACAATGTTAATCATCCAAGCCATTATGAGACTGGCAGCTTTGAATGTATAGATGTTATGTTGGAAACACAGGGCAAGGAAGCCGTTAAGAACTTTTGCTTATGTAATGCCTTTAAGTACATTTACAGACATAATAACAAGAATGGCTTAGAGGATATTAAAAAAGCCAAGTGGTACATTGACAAATACATAGAATTGTCAGAATAGCCGTGTCGGTCAATGAAAGTATAATGGCTACAAAGGATAGTACACTGCGGTTTGTGGCGAATATATACCGAGAATAGCCACTTAATGCACCATAGCCAAGCGGTAAGGCACAGAGCTTTGACCTCTGTATGCGTCGGTTCGAATCCGACTGGTGTAGTTCGTCTTACTTTTATCGTAGACTACCATGTTTTGCATTTTGAGGTAGTCCTCCTTTCATGTACCTCTTTGGATTTTGTTCAGTTAAAAGCGGTGCAAGACCGCTTGAGAGGGCTTGGCGTGTATATACACAGTCATGTGAAAACCAACTTATCAAGAAGCACTCCTTACTAAAATACCCCTAATATTTTATTGTTTCTGTTCTTGTTTCTTGATAGCCGTTACAGGCGGTATTTCGGATAGTAGTTCAGTTGGGAGTAATGCTTGATTTATTCAAGTAGTCACAGGTTCAAGTCCTGTCTATCCGATTACAACAAACTAGCTTGACGAAGCGAAAAGCACTTCCGCTGTGCCTGTTTGTTGTTTTTATTGATTAAGCGGAGTGTGTATCACAGGCATACATAAATAATATCAAGCGGAGGTATTCAATATGGCAACAATCAGAGTGCATAAAACAAAAAATTACACAGTTATGAGTAATACTCATTTAAGGGATAAGAGCTTAAGCTTGAAAGCAAAAGGATTATTGTCTGTAATGCTTTCATTGCCCGATAATTGGGATTATTCAATAGCTGGGTTAGTTGCAATAAGTAAAGAGAATGAAACAGCTGTTAAATCGGCTTTAAATGAGTTAAGGGATAATAATTATGTTGTGGTTACTAAGGAAAACCCGACAAAAAGCAATGGCGGAAGAATAAAGTACACCTACGAGGTTTACGAAGAACCATATAAACAGAAAATAGAAAAACAAGATACAGAAAATCTAGGGGTTGAATGTCAACAGGTAGAAAACCACGGACAATTAAATACTAATGAATTAAGTACTGATGAATTAAATATTAATATACAAAATACTAATGAATTAAATACTAAAAGTAATTCTCTTAACAGAGAACAGTGCAATTCTTTTTTGCCCAAAGATAAAAAAGCGAAAGAGTTTAAGCCGATAAGCGAATACTCTCAAAGTGATTGGGAAGTTGCCGAAGAAAGAATGATAAGTAGAGCTGGTAAGATAGCTTACGATTGGACTAACGATGAAACGCTCAAAGAAAATACAGAAGCATTCTTTAAATACTTTTTAGATAAACACGGAGAATGTACTGGAGAATATCACTACCCATTAACAGATAAGGTTTTATCAAGAGTAGTGGATAATTTAACAAAAGAAACTGACATAGAGCGTGATGGATATACAGATACCTATTATGCAGTTATAAGTGATATGGACGATAATGCAGACTACAAGATGTTAGTTGATGAATATTTCAATACAAAGTTTTCAACACAATGTGATTACAGCTTAGTTCATTTTTCTTCGGAGAATGTTTTAATCAACATTATGAATCACGCTTGTAAGAGTAGCTGGTGTGAAAGCAAGGAATGGTAAGGAGTGATTATTATGGCTATGGGCGTACATCCACTAAACAAAGATAAGTTTTATGAAGCAATTAACCTGTACATATCGGGGCAGGCTTCACAGGTAAAAGCGGCAAAAGTAGCAGGTTGTAGCGTACCGACATTTAAGAAATACGCTAACAAGATTTATGGCGGCGAGGAATTACCAGACAATTTATGGGGGAAGACGTGATATGTGTAAATTTTGCGAGGAAAAATTTCCTGTCATAACACATTATGGCAAATTTAAGATTGATAAGTTGTCAAATAAACCTGTAATTACTTGCGACTTGAATAAATGTCCGTCCTTTGCAGTGTGTAGCAGTAAAGAGATGAATGTTGAAATGGTAATGAAAATAGCTTATTGCCCTATTTGCGGTAGAAAGTTGGTGGAAGAATGATATTGTGCAAAATAGCATTGTTTATTTACTATCTCTTATCGTTATGGCTCATAAAGAAATCCAAAAATATTAGAGAAGTCGCAGAAGTGGGCTTTTTAAGTATTATATTTCTTTTGACAATGATTGTAGCGAACATTTAAGCATATAGAATAGGTGGCGGAAAAATGAAACATCAAAAAGAATGGCACACTTGCGACAGGTGCAGTGTGGAAATCGAGTACAACTATAGTGCTGTTGCAAATATTGAGGTAGAAAAGCAATCATACAGCCTTGGTATCTGTGGAGTTATTTATAAGAGAAAAACGCAAAGAGAAAGAAATAGTTTTGATTTATGTCCTAAGTGCAGGAGAGATTTTGAGAGGTTTATGAGGAATGAATGATATATATGCGATACCTATATACAGATACAAAAACAATAAACTCTGTTCGGTGTTTGAAGAGGCCAAGGAAAATGAAGAGTTTGTAAGCCTTGCGGATTTCAATGCAACAGAGAAGAGATTAAAGAAACGGATAATAGAATTATCGGCAAAGATAGAGGCCTGTGAGGAATGAATGACATTGACAATCCTTTATCAGGGTATCAATCGCCGCCCGAAGAAGCATTGGGAAATTTTGGAATAGATATTTCAAGAGAAGTAGTAGAAAAATATGCTTTGAAAAAGTTTGGCAGACTGCCACAAAGCCGTATTGAAATGAATTTTGCTAGGAATTCTAAAATAGTTGAAGAAACAAGGAGATTTATGAAAAATGAAACTGACAGTCGGAAATAACGTATATGAAATGAAGGCAGAACAATTAAAAGCTGTTTTACATGTTGCAAGTAAACAGGTTCCGTCTGGAATTTATGCAATCAGCAAAAAAGGCATAGCTATTCTTTTGAAGGAGACCTATTTCACCAATGAGGAGCTGAAAAAGGCTGTTTCTGATTATGCGATAAAAGGATTTAAGGTTTATTATAATGAGCATGGCAGAAGTAATTAAATCAATAGAGCGTGAGGCACTTAGAGAAGCACAATCGCACGAAATAGGCGGTAGAAATGGCGAGCCTATAGAAACATCTGAACTTCACGATATGACTATTGGCATTGATATTTCAGTTGATGCAGTCAATGAGTATGCAAAATCAATTCTAGGCAGATACCCGAAAAATAATTATGAATTTTCAAGAGCATTAGCAATGAAAATCCTAGAGGAAACAAAATCATTAGCGAATAGTGAGGGGAAGAAGTGAGATTATGAAAATAACAGAAATGAATAACTGTATTGAAGAAATGCGTAAATGTTACAAGTTTGAGGATGATAAAACGGAAATAAGACTCGGCAGTGTACCAAGTAGTGGCTGTGACAGACATGTATTTGTCAGCACAATGAATGAAAACGGAACACAGATTGAAATGACAAGAATAGCGGATAGATTAGAAGAAGCAGACTATTGTTTGCGATGAAAGGAAACCAAATGGACGAAATGAAATCCGGAATGAAAATTGCCTATCAAGGAGTAAAAGAAGAAATGGAAACAATAGTTGCAGAACTTGCAAGAAAAGGAATTGAAAAGCCAAAAGGCTTTAGTGCATTGGAGCAGTTTATAAAAGATAGACTTTCAGAATGTGAATAAATATATTACCGGCTACAGATTGATTGCAGTCGCTACCCTAGAAAAATTATAGGCAGAGGTCTATAAGCACCTTTGCTTTTTAAAAGTGGAGGTGCTTTTCTTATGGCTAGTCAGAGCCTTATTTCTACAATCAATGGATATGAAAATTACATAGAGAAAAATGGAATAGATGAACAGGTAATTAATGCCTATGTAGACGCTTGCAGTGTAGCCATAAATGGCGAGAAAGATAATGAGTATGGACTACAACTCACTAAGAGGGCAAAAGAGCTTATAGAGGACTTCTGCACGGCTAAAACAGGTGGCACGATTTGGGATTTGGAAAAGTATGCGTTTGCAAATAAAACGGAATATGAGCTGATTAATTGGTTTTATGATATTTTACTGATTGAAGCTCAACACAAAGTTGTTGATAGCGGATTTAGATATCTTGAAAAGAAAAGAGAGCCTAAAGAACGATTTTATATGCCACGTCGCAAACAATTCTTAAAAATGGGATTAATAGAAGCCTTACAGGGCATGATTGATGATAAATACGATATATTGTGCGTGTCATTAATACCTGGAGCGGGAAAGACAACTATCGAAAAGATGTTTAACGCTTTAGTAGCTGGTTGGTTTCCTAATGATTTTTGCCTTTTTTACTCCCATTCTGGCGACATTACACGAATGTATTATGATGGTGTATACGATATTGTTACAAATGCTGATGAATATGCATGGAACGAAATCTTTCCTAGCCTTACAGTTACAAGCACTAATGCAAAGTTAGAGCAGTTCAATATCGGCAAATATAAGCCATTTCCAAGCGTACAATGTACATCTGTAGGAAGTAAGAATGCCGGTAAAGTTCGTGCAAGTAAGTTTTTACTTGTGGATGATATGATAGGTGGTATTGAAGAAGCACTTAATCCTATGGTACTTGATAAGCTGTGGGATAAATATGCGGTAGATGCTAGACAAAGAAAAATCCAAGATACAGACGGACATAATTGCAAAGAGATACATATTGCTACACGTTGGAGCGTACATGATGTTATCGGAAGAATACAGAATATGTACGCAGGAAATAAAAGAGTTAAGACTATTGCTGTGCCAGATGTAGATCCGGTAACAGGTGAGAGCAATTTTGATTATGAGTATAGCGGATTCACAAAAGAGTTTTTTGCCGACCAACAGCTTTTAATGGATGAAATTTCTTACAGGTGTTTATACAAACAGGAGCCTATCGAGCGTGAGGGATTATTGTTTCCTGACGACAAAATACGTAGATACCTTAATTTGCCACATGGCGAGCCAGAAATTGTTACAGCTCAATGTGATACTAAGGGCAAAGGTACGGATTATTTTGTACTGCCAGTATTACAGAAACACGGAGAAGACTATTACTGCATTGATTGTGTATGCGATAACACAGCGGATTACGAAGAACAATACAGAAATGCCGCAGGAGTGCTTGTAAATAATAAAGTACAAGAGTGCGAGTTTGAGCGTAATGCTGGCGGTGACAGAGTTGCAATGGAAGTTAATAAGCGTGTTGAGAGCGTTGGCTGGATATGTAACATCACTGATACACCAACTGAAACGAATAAGGAAGCAAGAATATTTCAATGTTCCAACTGGATATTGCAACATATTATTTTTAAAGATGCATCACTTTATAAGCCTAATGAGCCATACGGAGTGATGGTGTCATTATTAAAGCAGTATTCGGTATCAGGCAAGAAACAATTAGATGATGTTCCAGATGTTTTCTCAAACTTTGCATTAAGAATGACAAAAGGAAATAGGATAAAGCAGACAGTAATAATATCAAGTCCGATATAAGAGGAGGGTTTATATGACAACTAAGGACTATTTGAATCAAATAAGCAGACTTAATAGAATGATAAACAATAAGCTGACAGAAATAACACAGCTTAGAGAACTTTCTTGCAGCATATCGGCTATTGGAAACGAAGAAAAGGTAATATCATCATCTGACCCAGATAAAATAGGCTCTACATACGCCAAAATTGACGAAATGGAGCGCAATCTTGATAATATGATAGATGAATACATTGAAAAGAAAAACTTGATTATAGGGCAAATAGACAGCATAGAGAATGAAGATTACTATAATATTCTATTTTCAAGATATATCGAAAAGAAAACTTTTGAGGTTATCGCTACAGAAATGAAATATTCATGGAGACAAATTATCAGACTTCATGGAAAAGCTCTTAAGGCATTTGAAGAAAAATATGGTAACACATATTTAAAGATGTCATAGAATGTCATATTGCGCTAATGATATACTGTATCTGTAAGAAATTACAGAGCTGTTTTTCATAAATATATTCCTTATCGGAGGCACCGTTACTTAATTGTAGCGGTGTTTTTTGTTATGCAACGAGGTAGAAATATGAATAAAGATAAATCAATTATGTGTCCGAACTGCCACAAGTTTTTGACTAAGGCAGACAGCAAAGACCCAAGAACACATAAATTAGCGTGCAAGCATTGCCACAAATGGATATGGTATGTGCCTAACGATGATGATGATTTTCAGATTAAGGAAATACCACAAAGCAGAAGTTCAAGCGGTATGACATTTTATTAGAGGTGTAGACAATGCAGACAGGAAGAATTGCTATTTATACAGGTGCAAAAGAAATAACACCTGACAATATAATACCAATTTTGCGTGAAGCAATTTTGGAACATGATATTAATTCCAACAGAATACAGTTTCTTCTTGATTATGACGCAGGAATACAGCCAATAGTTAGGAAGAATCCAAAGACTTACAGACCAGACATTGACTGTGAGTGCTGTGATAATGTGGCTAACGAGGTCACAGAGTTTAATTTAGGCTTTAAATGGGGGAACTTTATAACACTTGTTCAGAATGGCGATAATGAGGATTCTAACCTTACAGAAGCTATAGCAGAATTAAACAGTTGCTACGAATCGCAGAACGCAAGGCAGAAGCAACAGGAACTTGCAAGATATGTTGAAATCGGTGGCGTTGGATATGTCCTTATTGATGTGAATACAGAATATGAGGATGGGGAAAGCTATTTCACATATGACATATTAGACCCAAGAACAACATTTGTTGTAAGGTCAACAGCTTATAGTGATAAGAGGGTTATTCTTGCAGGTACTTATATCAAAGACAAACATAGTGGTACAAGATATTACACCTGTTTTACAAAAGATATTCGATATGAAGTTACGGATGGGGTAAAAATTACTAACGGAAAAAGTAAAGGGAAAACAAAATGGGGGTTTTTGGAGAGAAGCGGAGAAGAGAACCCATTACATAAAATTCCTATCATTGAATACACAAGGTCATTTGATAGAATGGGCTGTTTTGAACGGCAAATATCTGAAATGGATAACTTAAACCTACTCATTTCAGATTTTACAAATGATGTTGAACAGAACACACAAGCAGTATGGCATACAAACGATGTTGATTTCCCAGTTGAACAAGAAACAACAGTTGATAAAGATGGAACGCAACGCATTACTGAAAAAGTAAGGAAACCAAAATCTGGAGAATGGATGCAGACCTATACATCAGCAGATGGCAAAACTCCAATAGTTGAGCCACTTGCAATCAATTACGATTACACAGGTATGCTTAACAATATCCAATCAAGGCGACAGATAATCTTGCAAAAATGCAATGTGCCACAACGAAATGATAATAGCGGTGGCAGTACAGGAGTTGCAATGTCAGATGCAACAGGCTGGTCACAGGCTGAAACAGCAGCAGCAAAACAGCAATTAATTACAGATGGTTGCAAAATGGAAGAGATAAAAGTTGTTCTTGCAGCCATTAAGCTGTCAAACAATATTAACAGCAATAATCCATTACTTAAATTAAGGGCAAGAGATGTAAAACCTAACATTAAGCGACAAAAAACTTATGAAATGTCAACTAAGGTTAACGCTATGGCAACATTGATAAGCCACGGATTTAGTCTTAAAGATACAGTTGATGCAATTCCATTTTTTGATGACCCTAACGATGTTGTAGCGAGAAGCGGAGAAATGGTTAAGGCATATCAAGACAGTATAATCAACAAAGATACACAGAACCAAGCAGAGGGTGGAGATGGAGAACAGCCACCTAATAAAGACCGCACAATGCAAGACTTATCAGACCAGACAGAAAACAGTCCAGTTATAGATAAGAGCAGAACAGATAAATAATTGATATTGAGCCACAGGGTAGAAAATGCCTTGTGGCTTTTTATATGCCCTAGAGAAAGGGCAATACAAATATCGCAAGAGTTGAGAGAACAACAAAAAACGCAGAAAGCAGAGGTAAAGAAATTATGGCAGATGTAACTAACACAACAACAGAACCAACAACTAATAATGAGCCACAGAATGAAGAGCAGACACCTAGTGTAGAAGAACTTATGGCACAGCTTGCTAGTGAAAGAGCTGAAAAAGAGAAGTATAAGAATGCTTCCGATAAAGCCAGTTCAGAAGCAGCTAAGTACAAGAAAGAACTTCGCTCGAAGCAGACAGCAGAAGAACAGGAAGCGGAAGCAAAGGCGGAAGCTGAAAAGTTGCAGGCTGAAAAGTTCGAGAACATGAGCAAAGAACTTAATCATATGAAAGCTGTCAATGCTTATCAGAAAGTTATAGGCGATGGAAAGGATATTGATTCTTTGATTGAGGCGGTTGCAGACGCAGACCATAGCCTTATAGCAACTGTAATTGCCAATGAAGTGCAAAGACAGGTTAAAGAAGCTAAGGCAGAGTGGCTTAAATCAAGACCGGCTATTAATGCAGGCGGTGGAGAAGAAAGCACGATAACACAGGAACAGTTCAACAAGATGAATTACCACGAAAGAGTGGAGTTTAAAAATAAGAATCCAGAACTTTATAAAAAGTTCACAGAGTAGAAAACGGAGGTAAATAAACTATGCCACAGACTAAGTTAGCAAATTTAGTAGACCCACAGGTAATGGCTGATATGGTATCAGCTAAGTTGCCAAAGAAAATTAAGTTTTCGCCTATTGCAAGAGTTGACACAACGCTTGTAGGCAGACCGGGAAGCACAATCGTTGTGCCAAAGTATGCTTATATTGGTGACGCAGAAGATGTAGCAGAAGGTGTTGCTATGGGTACAACAGTACTTACAACATCTACAACAGAAGCAAAGGTTAAGAAAGCAGGTAAGGCTGTAGAGCTTACAGATGAATCAGTATTATCTGGTTATGGCGACCCACTTGGTACAGCTATCAATCAGATTGCTATGTCAATCGCTGCAAAGGTTGATAATGACAGCTATGACGCACTTTGCACAGCACCTATTGATTACGATGGAACAGCAGCACCTATCAGCTATTCAGCAGTTGTAGCAGCTAATAGCAAATTTGATGATGAATCGGATTCATCACTTACAAAGATATTATTCATTAACCCAGCACAGGAAGCCACATTACTTAATGACGATGATTTTAAGAGCAATGACAAGTACCCACTTAATGTAATTATGAATGGCACTATCGGTTCTATCGCAGGAGCACAGGTTGTTAAGTCTAAGAAAGTTAAGCTGGTTAAGTATGAGCTTGATGATTCGGCAGGAACAATCAATGTTGTAGCTGATACAACAAGCGAGGATACAACTAATGTTCACCTTGACACAGCACTTGCACATACACTCAAGCCAAAGAGTAAGGAAATCAAGGTAGGTAGCAAGTTAAAGGCTGTTACAACAGAGTTCTACGCTTGTCCTATTGTTATCGTATCAGCAGAAGATCCTAACGAGGACACAGGTGCAGATGGCGTGTCAGAAGAAGAGAACGCACTTACAATCTATATGAAGAGAAGCGTTGAGATTGAATCGGACAGAGATATTCTTGCAAAGACAACTGTTATTTCTGGCGATGAACACTATACAGCAGTCTTAAGCAACGATTCAAAGGTTGTTCTTGCTAAGTTCGGAAAGTAAGAGGTGTTCATATGTTATTAAGACGACATAAAATCAACGCCGCAAAGCAGAGTGAAGAAGTAACAGCAGATAATGTAAGACAGGAAGCTGTTTATGGCGATGAGCTTAAATACGAGGAAGAACAGGACAAGTTTCCTATTCAACCTACAAGCGGTTACACAAAGACAGCTATCAAGCGTATGCTAACAGCAGATTTACAGACACTTGCTTTAGAGCAGGGCATTGAGAACGCAATGGAGCTTACAGGAGCAGAACTTAAAGAGCTGTTAATTGAGAAATTAGGATTATAGGAGCTAGGCTATGGAATTAAAAGATACAGTAGAAATGATGAATAGTGCTGATTACAAAGAGAGATTTAAAGCAGAGTATCAGCAAGTAGTTATTCGCTATAAGAAACTAAAAAATATGCTTGATAAGTGGAATAACGATGAACTTACATTTACTCCAACTTGCCCTAGAAGTACATATAATATGCAGATTAAAGCAATGACAGATTATATTGCAGTTCTTGAAGCAAGAGCAGTAATGGAAAATGTAGAGCTTTAGAAAGGGTTTGAACTATGGCAGAATACACCACATTGGAACAAGTTAAAATCAGACTTAAACAATTTCATATTGATACAGTCACAAACGATGATGATACGACATCTGATGTGGTAGTGTTTGATAGCAAAGAGGATAATCCAATAATCGAACAACTTATTAAACAGGCTACAGAAGATGTAAAAGCAAGAAGAAATTACCCTGACAGCTACACAGACGAAATGATAACCGAGGACTTAAAGAAGTTTGAGAGTGTTATCGTTAATCTGGCTGTCTACGACCATTCACAGGCAGGTGAAGCATTCATGGCAAGCTACAATGAGAATGGTGTCAACAGAACTTGGAGAGATAGAGACAGCTTATTTGTTGGGGTATTTCCTTTTGCTAAGGTTTTATAGAAGATTGTGCGTTACCAATACGGTAGCAGGCGGCACACATTAAGGGTGGTGGGCAGTGTGCCATTATTAATTATGAAAGGCGGTATATCAATGCCAATAGCAGTAATTATAAGCATTATTTCAGTTGCTTTTTCCGTCTTTTTCGGACTGTTTACGTTGGGATTTAATCTTAAGAACAACAAAAAGTCTGACAATGCAGAACTTACAGAGCGTGTAAAGGAAAATACACGCATAAATATGAAACTTGACACAATATCAGGCAACACAACAGAGATAAAGAATGAAGTTATAGAAATGAGAAAAGAGCTTAATTCTCATGATAACAGGATTATTAAAGTTGAGGAAAGTGTAAAGTCGGCACACCACCGAATAGACGGATTGGAAACGCGGCTTAATGAAGATAAGGAGGTATAGCAGAATGGAAATTATGCAGGTATTAATCGCAAATATGACAATTATCTTAGCGATTGTCGGGGCGTTAGCTTTTGTAGTGTCTGTAATTACACAAGTAATTAAGGGCATTGGAGTATTCAATAAAGTGCCTACAGATATTATAGTATTTATCCTGTCAATCGGTATTACTGTAGCGGCTTTTGTTGCCTATATGCAGTATGTTCAGATGACAATACTGTGGTACATGATTCTTGCGGCAATTATGGCAGGTTTTGTTGTAGCATTTATTTCAATGTATGGATGGGAAAAGCTGTCTGAATTATGGAAGCGATTTGGCAAGGATGTGAAGTAATATGCTTGACATCAATAAGCAGGCTATGAAGTATTCACTTCAAGGACAGACAGTAACTATTTACGAAAGAGATGATGACGGCAATATCCTATATGAGGGATATACCGACACAGAGGGCAACTTCATTCCTTATCTTGATGATGAGGGAAATAAGATACCTAAAGTTCTTGAAGAGAAAACAGGTTTTTCAAAGCCCGAGGATTTTGAAGCAAACATAGCTTTCAGCGGTGGAGAAGCACAGAGTAAAGAATACGGCTTTGATACCGCTGATTTTGACGCTATTTTGCTGACAGATAGGAATACATTGCCTATTCAAAAAGGTGACCTTATTTGGCTTGATAGCAAGCCTACATACACATCTGACAGCCTTGTTGACGAAACATCAGCGGACTTCACTGTTGTAGGCATTAAGCCGGCACTGTATTCAACTAAGTATATGCTTAAAGCGGTTGTGAAGTAGGTGCGTTATGAAAGACACAACGATTAATGTTTTGGGAACAGCATACGCTATCGAGTTAAGGCAACTTAACGATAAAGATATGGACGGCTTTTGCGACAATACAGCAAAGCTAATAGTAATCCGTTCTGATAATTATAATGAAGTGGGCGATTTTGAGGAGCTGCAAAAGAAACAGTTAAGGCATGAAATAATACACGCCTTTTTGTCTGAAAGCGGATTACAGTGCAATTGGCAGCATATAGAACAATTTGGACACGATGAAACAACTGTTGATTGGTTTGCAATTCAATCCCCTAAAATATTTAAAGTTTTTGTGGACTTAAAATTGCTCTAAGGCGGTGTAATATGGCAAGACATACAATTGATATATCCTTGTCTGAAAAGTCTGTAAATGAAGCTATCAGACAGCTACAACAGTATAAACAGAGTTTACAGTATAAATGTGAACTGCTTGTTGGACGATTAGCAGAATTAGGCGACAAAGCAGCAATTATGAGTGTTAATGAAAGTCCATTAGGTAGGACAGTAACATTGAGAGTTGACAGAAAGCCTATTCAAGATGGCTACCAAGCTATTTTAATTGCTACCGGTAAAACTGTTGAGGTAGAAGATAGAGAGCCATTTTACACACTATTAGCAATTGAATTCGGTGCAGGTGTTTATTACAACAGTGGCAATGAAAATCCAAAGGCTAATGATTTTGGCTTGGGCGTAGGAACATATCCAGGGCAAATCCACGCATTTGAAGATGACTGGTACTACTTAGGTAATGACAATCAATGGCACTACACACACGGCGTTAAAGCTACAATGCCTATGTATAACGCTACAATGGAGATTATTAATCAGTATAAGCAGATAGCAAGAGAGGTGTTTAGTTAATGGCAAATGCAAACGATTGGGCGATAGACCTCGAGAATACAGTCACAGCACTTGTCAAGTCTACAACCCTAACACAGCTTAAAAAGAAATATCCAAAGATAGTCATAACAAATGAGGGGGAAAGCAGCGGTCAAGCAGTATTCCCGACAGTATACATTCATTTACTGTCAGCAGTTGAACAAGGGCAAACACTTGACGGACAGACAATTAACGCATTGTTAGCAACATTTCAAGTAGATGTTACCACTAACACAAGCAAGCCTGACTGTCGCAAGGTTATGGCAGTAATTACAGATGCATTTAAGACAATGAGATTTCAAGGCAATGCAATGCCAGAGTTCTCAATCAGTAACAAAGTACATAAGAGCACCGCTAGATTTAGGCGGTTAATTGGAGCAAATGACAGATTATTGTAGCAAAGAGCAGAAATGCTCTTATTTTTTTGCAAATTTTTAGGAGGTAGACAATGGCAGATGCAGTAGCAGGATTAAGTACACTGGGCGTTACTTTCTCTTATGGAGTTGAAACAACAGCAGGTACAAAGCCAACATCATTCAAGTTACTTACAAGAATTAATTCTATTGATGAAATTACAGTAACACCAGAAGCGATAGACGCTTCAGCACTTGAAGATAAGCAGGCAAGAAACATTGCAGGCAGAGATACAGTCACAGATACAGTTGCAGTAACAGTTAATAAGACAGACGCAACTATTGAAGAATGGAAAACTCTTATTACAGCATACAATGGATTAACAGGCGGTAAGAGAATGTGGTTTCAGGAGATTACTCCGGGCATAACAGACGCGGAGTTCTTTGTAGCACAACCACCATCAAAGTTACCAATCACAAGTAAGGAGCAGAACGGGCTTCTTACAATGGCTATCAACCTTATTATTGAGGATATGGTAGGAACAGATACAGCAGTAACCCCAACATCGGGGGAATGATAAGCCAATCGACTAAATCAAAGGCTGTGTCGATTGGTGGCACAAACGCCAAAACAGCCGACTATACATCATATCTTGATGATGTAACAGAATAATTATTTTAAAAGGTAGGTGCGGTGTAAAATCCGCACCTTTCCCTATATGGACGATAGGGTGGGAAAGGGTAAAAATTATGATGAATATTAATGTAAACGGAAAAGAATACAAAGTTGAGTTCTCTTTTGGTGCAGCAGAGTGTAAAGAGATAGTGCAGAAAATGTTTTCTGTCGTTAATGGTTCTTACTTACTTGCGCAAACGGATAAAAGTGTTGCACAGGCTTCTTTTGATGGGTTAGCAAATATGACAGCAGATGTGCCAGAGATTTGCATTTTAGCCATTTATGCAGGCTGTATTGACAATAATCCAGTAACTATGAATGAAGCAAAGGAACTCACTAGGGCATATATTACAGAGAAAAGAAAGACAGATAAGAGTTACGGATATAGAACATTGTTTGAAGAAATCAAGAAAGCGATGGAAGATGATGGTTTTTTCGAGTTGAGCGGAATAACAACGATGTTAGAGGAAATGGCGAACAATGTGGAAGAAGCGGCACAGGAGCAGAAGAAGCCGACAGTAGTACCACAGGACCACAAGAAAAAGCAGACTTCCACAAAATAATATGGGAAGAATACTTTGTTTTAGCCAGTTCGCTAGGCGTTAGTTATTCAGATTTTCTTAAAATGACACCTAAAAAGCTATGGGCTGTTGTAGAGGGCAAAAAACTTGAAAGACAACGAATGGATTCAGATATATGGCTTGCGATAGGTAGTTACATACTCCCAGCAATCAAGATAGGTGTTAGAAGTGGTGCTTGGGGTAAAGGCGAGCTTGAATACCCAGACAAGCCTATTTATAGAGATATTAACAAAAAAGAGAACAGCAAAGATGAAATACAAAGAAAGAGAGAAGAGTTTGTTTTGAATATGAAAATACGAAAAGCAAACTGGGATTTAACACACCCTAAATAAGCCGGAGGTATAAGCGTGGAATTAGATTCATTAGAAGTCAAGATTACCGGTACTGCCAAGAAAGCTATTGATTCTGTTGATACACTAATAGAACATCTTACAAGGCTGTCAACATCACTTGCAACTGTGAATGGCTCATTACTAAGTGGTCTTGCAAATGGTGTTAGTCAGTTAGGTTCTGCTATGCAGAATATGAACGCAGGAACAGCAGATTTTACAAGGCTTGCTAAGAATATCACAAAGATAGGTTCTGTTGATTCAGTTGCGCTAACTAACACAGCTACATCACTTCAAGCTGTCACAAAGGCAGTTGCAAGCATATCAGCTATTCCGCAAAATGCAACACAGGTCACAGAATTTGCAAAGTCACTTGGTAAGCTAGGCAGTAAGAGCATAGAAAACGCCGTTGTAAACATCCCAAAGCTAGGCAATGCTTTAAATGGCTTAATGACAACGCTATCAAGAGCACCAACAGTAAGCCAGAATGTTATTCAAATGACTAACGCATTGGCTAATCTTGCTAGTCAAGGTAGCAAGGTAGGTACTTCTTCGAACTCACTTCAAAAAACGCTGTATGGCGTTTCTACAAGTGCTAGGACAGCAACTAAAAGCAGTTGGAATTTAGCAAGTGCAATAGGTAAGTTTTATGCCACTTATTTTATGGTAATTCGTGGCAGCAAGAAACTTATAGAAGCAATCAAGTCAACGACAGATTACATTGAAGCATTCAACTATCAAGCGGTAGCGTTTGGCAAAATTGGTTCAGAGTGGGATAAGGATTACGAAAAGTACGGCTACGATAACGCAACAGCATACGCAGAAAGTTTTAAAAGTAGAGTAAATGATACTCTTGGAAAGTTATCTGGCTTAAAAGTCAATGTTCAAGGTGGCTTACTTGAAGAAAGTGGAGCAAAGAACTTAGGACTTAACATACAAGAGATAACACAGTACGCTTCACAATTAGCTTCTGTCACTAACTCACTAGGGCAGACAGGTGAAGCGACAACAGCAATAACAAAGTCAATGACAATGCTTGCAGGCGATATAAGCTCACTTTTTAATGTGGACTATTCAACAGTAGCACAGAACTTACAAAGCGGCTTAATCGGTCAATCAAGGGCATTGTATAAATATGGTATTGATATTACTAATGCTACATTAGCGACGTATGCCTATAACCTAGGCATTTCTAAGTCTGTATCAGAAATGACACAGATGGAAAAACAGCAGTTAAGAGTGTTGGCAATATTAGATCAAAGCAAAGTATCTTGGGGTGATTTAGCTAATAGACGGAAGAAAGTTAATAATATAGCTTATCTTCCAAGTGTTGCATAAGAATAGAAATATCTTATGGCAATCGGGCAAAATCGGTAAAGGCTAAAGTTTTCAAAACGAGCAATTTATGGTATAATATAAGCATGAATAAAACTTATATTATATACAAAGCAACTAATAAAATCAATGGTAAAATATACATTGGAAAAACTTATAATCTTGAAAAAAGAAAGAAACAGCACATTGACGATATAAACAATGGCTTACCTTTTCACAATGCATTAAAGAAGTATGGTATTGATAACTTTGAATGGGAAATAGTTGATAAAGCAGATAGTGATTCTAAAATCAGAGAAAAAGAAATACAATGGATTAAGAAGTGCAATTCTTGTATATCATTCTCAAACTCAAACGGATACAATATTACACTTGGTGGCGAGGGTGGAATATCTTGGAATTCAAAGCCTGTTCTTCAATATGACCTTAATGGGAATTACATTGACGAGTATATAAGCTCATCACACGCAAGCGTTGTAACAGGTTTACAAAGACATGATATATCCAATTGTGCAAAAGGCATAGTAAACCGTTCAGGTGAATATATGTGGCGTTATAAAGTTAGTAAAAACATTCCTAAAAAGATTGCTTCTTACTCAAAGAAAGCAAGTACAAGGAAGCGTGCTGTAATGCAACTTGACAAAGAAGGGTTTGTTCTTAATATTTTTGATTCGTTAACACAAGCAAGTCAAGAAACATCAACATCAAGAACAAGCATATCTTTTTGCCTAAGTGGTAAATATGGAACGGCAAACAATTATGTATGGATATATGCTAATGAATACAATCCAAACAAAGATTATAAGTATAATGGTATAAGAGAGGGGAAGGGCATTTACCAACTTGATAATGATAGAAAAATCGTGAACCACTTTAATAATTGCACAGAAGCAGCTAGATATATGAATGAACCTGACAAAGTGCATAAACAGATTCACAAGGCTATCAAGACAGGAAATAAATGCAGAGGATTTTATTGGATTAAAGCTGAAAATTATGCTAATACCGAGATAACTCAATAGATTACGAACAGGCTATTGAGCATCGTAACGAGTAGGAATTGAATAAATATAATATTCCCAAGAGTGTCCGACACTACTGCATATAGGGCAGTATGAGGTGGAAGTGGCTACCACCAAACCAAACGTAAAACGTGGGTGATAATGTACTCTGAACTTATAGGAAACTATAAGAAGTATAGGATAAAGAGCCTATACGATAACAAATTTGACAATCAACTCCCCAAGTAATATGTTACGCCAGTTCAGCAACAATATGAAAGAGGTAGGAATGGTAGCAGGACAGCTATTTATCCCAATTCTTTCAAAGGTTATGCCGATAGTAAACGGAGTAACTATTGCAATCAAAAGATTATTAGTCAACCTTGCTTCTTTAATGGGGGTTAAGATTGACTTTGAGAGTTTCGGACAAAGCGGATATAAAGACACATCAGACGGCTTAGAAGATATTTCAGACGGCTACCAAGATGTAGCTGATTCAGCTAAGAAAGCTACATTATCCCTTATGGGATTTGATGAAATAAATAAATTACAGGACGATACAAGCTCAAGCAAAGGCTCAAGCGGTGGCGGCGGTAGCACTATTGATTTGACAGATGATATTACTAAGGCGGCGGCTGATTATGAAGCGGCATGGAATAAAGCATTTGCCAATATGGAAAATTCAGCAGTTGCTTGGGCTGATAAGATAGAGAAAGCACTTGAACCTGTTAGGAAGATATTTAAAGATTTTGCAATCGGGGATTTCTATGCAGCGGGACAAGATACATCTAACCTTGTGGCAGGAATTTTTAATTGGTTTGCAAAGGCTATAGATGATGTTCCTTGGTTTAAAATCGGTCAGAAAATGGGCGATTTCCTTGCAGGAATTGATTGGACTAAGGTATTTAATGCAGCAGGCAGAGTTATTGTGCAAGGCTTAAAAGGTGCTATTGAATTATACTTGGGTATGCTATCTAAAGCACCGATAGAAACGCTTCTGATATCGCTAGTGGCAGTTCCTAAGTTGCTTAAGGCGATAGGTGGCGCAAGCGTAGTATCGAGCCTTACTAAGACATACAATAAGTTAAATTCATTAAGCATAATGGCAGAAGATACAGCCAAGGCAATGAAAGCAGCAAAAAACGGCAGTGCAGCAGCAGCTTCGGCATTAACATTTATGCACCCTAAAATTACCAAAGCAACATTGGATTTCCAAGACTTTAGAAAAGTTGTTAAAGATAAAGGGCTATTTACTGTATTTAACAGCGGAATAACCAAAGTTAGAAATAATATGTCGCTATTTCAAAAAGTATTGCTTGGCGGAGTATCAGCTTTTGGAGAATTTAAACTCATCGAAAGCGGTTTTACTGATATAGCCAAAGGAAGTGATAACCTTGTAGCTTCTATTGCTAAAATAGCAGGTGGTGCAGCTATCGGTGCAGCAGGATTATACACAGCTTTTGGACCGGCAGGCTTGGCTATGGCGGCAATAGTTGGTGTAACAGGTGCAATCAAAGGATTTATTAAAATCCAAGACGAAATTCCAGATTATTTATCTGGATATGGAGTTATTAGAGAAGAGGTTGGCAAAACCACAAGTGAAATACAACAATCAATTGCTTCAATAGAAGATTCATGGAAAAATAATACAACAGCTGATGAAATCGAAGCTCTTAAAACAAAATACTTTGAACTAGCAAATCAAACAGGCTTAACAACTGAACAACAGAAATTACTCAAGGATATTGCACAGGAATTAGTTGAAAAAGTACCGGAATTAAGTGGAGTTATTGACACAGAAACTGGCGCATACAAGGGGACTAGAGAAGAGATTGAAAAACTGATTGACAAAAAGCAGGAAGAGTACCGCTTGGAAGCGTTAAGGGAAGATTATATTCAATTGATTAAAGATGAATATAAAGAGAAAAAGGAATTAAAGAAAATGGAAGATGCTCTCAACGACAGCAAAGAGAAGTTGAGACAGAAACAAGAGGAACTTAATAAGCTGACATATAACGGTGCTTTACAGGTTTTCGAAATGACGCCAGACGAAGCTACAGCTTATGCGAGCGTAACAAGAGAAATTGAACAACTCAACAAAGAAGTTGAAGCCAATCAAGATAAGGTTAATGAAGCTAAGGGAACAGTTCAGCAAGCTACGGATGATATGCAGTTTTGTTGGAATGAATTAAAAAATACCGCTGTTGGAACTTCGCAAGATACGCAGCAGGCTATCACAAATGCGTATGAACAAGCTAAAAACGAAGTGCAATCAAAACTTGGTATTATTGATTCTGACACAAGCAGTACTTTTTCAAAGTTTGGAAACATAGGCGCAAATGCAGGATCTGATTTAAGCAGTAGATTTAGCAGCAACATCAGCGACATACCTTATTCAGCAAAAAGAGCTTACCAGAGTATTGTTGACCAAGTTGAAGCTGGAGAAATTGGAGAAGAAACAGGCAGTCAATTAATGCAAGCGTTAGCAGACACCATAGACAGCAAGTCTTGGTTGATTCAAAATGCATTATCCAATAGCTTTGCGAGTAAATTCAGCGGAGAAGTATTTGATAATAATGGCAACATATCTGAAAGTGCATTTCATATTGCTATACAGCCAAAACCTAGAGCATATGCAGTAGGCGGCTTCCCAGAGGATGGGCTTTTCTTTGCCAATCATAATGAAATGGTTGGCAAATTCAGTAATGGTAAGACAGCAGTTGCTAACAACGAGCAGATAACAGACGGCATTAAGCAAGCTGTCATTGAGGGCATGTCAGAGGTATTTGCTAATGCAAATATAGGTCAGCAGAACGGAAACATTGTTGTACAGATTGACGGACAGGAAGTGTTCAGAACAACACAGAGATATGCCAATCAGTATACGGCTATGACAGGACAGCCAGCATTTAACATTTAATTGAATAATCCAATCCGTTGTGATACACTTTAAACACTATAAAAGTAAAGGGGTGTATTACAATGGATAAAAAAGATAACAAAAAGAAGCTACAGGAGATAGTGATTGCAGTATTGGCAGGAATGGTATTTGTTACAGCGTTATTTATTATTAATAATATAACTGAAAGCAATAATAATATCATAGCAAGCACACAAGCTAAAACACAATCAACAGAAGTTGCTACTAAAGATATGCTTGACAATGGCATGTCTTATCTTGATGAAGATAAATATAAATTTATATGTGAACAAATGGATTACAACCACATTATGTTTACGGATGAGGATTTGACTGACAAATATGTAAAAATAGATATAATGCTTACTAATCGCTATACGTTATCCTCAAAGGATATGGAAGATGAGAGTATAAGTAAAGTTGTTAATGCTTATAACTTGCAGGCAGGATTTTTTACAGGCGTTGTTAAGAATAAAAGCGAATACGGCAAAGAAAAAATATACATATATTTTTCAAAAGATTTCAATTTAAAAAGCGGGAACTATAAAACTGGCGATAAAATAACTACATATGGCTTGATTGTTAATTGCGAAAACAATGGAGCTGGCAGTTATAATAGTATTAGCTTTATACCGCGTTTTATAGAAAAATAATCTCTTAATGGAGCGTATCTTTTTGGTGCGTTCCATTTTTTATTGAAAAAGTGCTTGACTTTTTTGTGTGTACGGTTTATATTAAATGTGCGGACAGAAAAGAGGTGAGTATATGTCCAATAAAAAAGGTAGACCTAAACTCGACAATCCTAAAAATGAAAGAATATATATTCGTGTCACCAAAGAGGAAAAGGAAGAAATAATGAATTTTTCTGATAAAAGCGGATATACAATACTTGATTTGATTAAAAAAGGCATTGAAAAAGTAAAAGGGCAAAAAAAATAAAGCGTTGCACCGCTACCAACGAACACAACGCTTTAAAAGCACCAATCCGAAAGGAATTGATAAATCTATCATATCAGTTTCTTTCGGAAAATTCAAGATTATTTTCGGAGGAAAAACAAATGAGTAATGTAGAAATCGTAACAAATATTGACATAGCGTCAGAAATTGCGCACGCAACAGTAACAGAAGTTTTAGCAAATATGGAAAACGAAAGAGTTTCATATGTTCTTATGGGAGTTTTGCAGCAGATAGAAACCATTCAGGACAATGTTAATAATTTTAATTTAAAGGAACAGGACAAGGCTACAAAGGAAGTGGCATAATATTATTGCGTGAGGCATTGTGGGCATATGCTCCCACTACGCAATAGATTCTGTTTAGAGCAAATGATAAGATTTTGTAGGAGGTAAAATAATGAGTTATAATTATCCAACTACAAAAGATAGTTCTCACAATGAGATTAAAGTACCTATGAACACTAAGAATATTTGCGGCGTAGACTGCTATGAGCAGAATGGCGTTGCGTACTTAAGATTGGAGAATGTTGCTAGAGGACTTGGGTTTACCACAACTCAAGTGATTAATGGTAAGGAATATGTAAATATTCGCTGGAATGTTGTAAAACAATATCTTAATGATATTGGCTTTTTGCAGGAAGTTGCAAAAGACGATTTCATTCCAGAAAACATCTTCTACCGCCTAGCAATGAAAGCCAAAAACGAAACAGCAGAGAAATTTCAAGCATTAGTGGCTGATGAGATTATTCCGTCAATTCGCAAGAATGGAATATATGCTACTGATAATGTTATTGATGAAATACTGAATAATCCAGACTTTGGAATAGAACTATTAACAAAGTTAAAACAGGAAAGACAAGCAAGAGTTGAAGCAGAAAGAAAGAACGCTATCTTAACACATGTCAATAAGACATACACAATGACAGAGATTGCTAAGGAACTGAATCTGAAATCTGCCATTCAACTTAACAAGTTACTTGCTGATAAAAAAATTCAATACAGTGTCAATGGAACTTGGGTTCTTTACTCACCATACAGCAGTATGGGATATGAAGAGATTAAGCAAGAAATCCTTGACAATGGTAAGGTTATTTATCACAGGAGAATAACACAGCTTGGAAGAGAATTTATACTGCAATTATTCAATGAAGTTGCATAGATTTTCTTGAGAATATTAGAATGGCTCAAACAGAAATAAATATAATGGTTGCAAGAAATTTGTAACCACACTAAGGAATGTATCAGAAATGGTGCATTCCTTTTTTAATGCCTTGAAAGGGGTGGTTTGATTGATTGACGCAGTTGTGATTGAGGGGGTTAGATTCCCAGTAGCATATAACGGCTACACATACAGCAGAAATAAGATATGGTCTAAAAATACAGGAAGAAATGACTACGGCGAAATGGTAGGCACAATCGTGGATATCAAAGACAAAGTAGAACTTCAATTACCGCCATTAACAGGCGAGCAGGCACTATTGCTTGATAATGTAGTAAGCGACATAGATAACCCATTTCCAATAGCACAAGTCTTATTCTTAGGTGGCACACAAAAGGAAATGACAATATACACAGGAGATGTGACATATCCGTATCTCACAAGGGCAAAGAATGAGGACGGACTTATAGTCGGAGCAAAATTAAGTTTAATACAGAAATAGAAAGAGGTTACACATGAAACTTAAAACAAGTGAGTTAATAGACAGATTCCAGAGCTTAAGTAACATATCGCACGACAAGACTACAGGCAGAATTGCTATGGCTGTTATGTGCAATATTAAGGCGTTAGAAGAGCTGTACAAGGCAACATTACAGACCATAGAAGATACTAAGGTTAAGTATGCAGATAAGGACGACAGCGGCAATCCAGTTATCAACGATAATCAGTATCAGGTTACATCAGAGAACTTAAAGAAGTTACAGGAAGAAATGCGGGAAATCAATGAGCAAGAGATTGAAGCACCTGACATGACAATGCTTCCTATGGACGCATTCGATAAATGCGAAGAAATTACACCAGCTAAATTATACTCAATTGAATTTATGATAAGCCATTAATTAATCAATAAAGGCGGTGTAGAATGAAGATATTAGACACAGCTATGACGGAAATTGTTAAGGGAAATAGTGCAAGATACTATTCTAAGTATGTTGTTGACGGAAAAGAACATACCGAAACACTTAACAATTTCAAGTTTCAAAACATGATAAATCCCAATAATGAAATTACGATAGGTAACACTTGCAGTAGCGGTGTTACCTTTTCTATTTATATGCCAGCAATAAGCCTCGAAAATAAGGAGATTGCCATATTCGAGGGTGTTAAGGTTGGCACAGAAATTAACTATATTAAGTTGGGAATATTTACAGTTACTAAACAGACAAGTGATGGAGAGTATACAAACTATGAAGCATACGACAGAATGTATAAGGCTGATATGCCTTACTTCTCGGATATGACATTTCCTAGCACAGATAAAGCTATTCTTAATGAAATATGTGGCAAGTTAGGCATATCTTTAGCAACAAATATAGTCACAGCACATACTATTAACGACAAGCCGCAAGGATATACCTACAGAGAAATTATCGGTTATATGGCTATGCTACAAGGCTGTAATGCAGTAATTAATTCTGACGGAAACCTTGAATTAAGGTGGTATAAAGATAGTGGATATGTACTTGACGGACATAAGTATTATCAGCAGGGCGTTACATTCACAACGAGTAAAGATTTTATTATACAGAAGCTGACTTGCAACAATACCAAAAGTGGTTCTACAGAACAAAGTCAGATTACTGCTGGTGACGGAGCGACAGGGCTTAGTTTTGCCAATCCGTTTATGACGCAGGCAATTCTTGATGAAGTCTATAAAAAGATAGGTGGTTTTACATTTAGACCGCTTACAGTTAAGTTTGTCGGTGATTACCGACTAGAAGTTGGTGACATTATAACTGTCAACAAAGGTGGCGTTGACTACAAAGTGCCTATAATGCAGATTACGCACGAATGTGACGGCGGACTTATAGATACTGTTACATCTATAGGTCAATCTGACACGGAGAATGCAAGCGTTGCCTCTGGTCCTATTACTAAGCAGATGGAACGGTACTATGCCGACTTGATAACTGTTAATAAGGCATTGATTAACAAGTTAGATGTAGATACAGCCAAGATCACTTATGCAACAATAACTAATCTTAACGCAACTAACGCAAGCATTGAAAATCTTAAAACAAATAAGTTAGATGCAACATATGCAGACATTATTAATGCAAATATTGAAAACCTTAAAGCTGTTAATGCAGAGATTACAAACCTTAAGGCTAACTCTTTGACAGCTGATAAAGCCGATTTAGCCTATGCTAAAATTGATTTCGCAAACGTAACAGCTCAAGTTGTAGGAACTTCTATCATTAAAGATGGCGCAGTAACCAACGAAAAGGTACAGAGTCTGTCCGCTAATAAGCTGACAGCCGGTACTATTGACGCAAGCAAGATTACAGTTACTAATCTTAATGCCGATAATATTACAGTAGGCACAATTAATGGAAAACGCATAGGAACAGGTTCTTTGTCTCTGGATAAATTAGCTGAAAAAGTACCAACAAAAGAATATTTAGACAAGGTGCAAGAAGAGCTGCAAGGTCAAATTGACGGAAATATTGAAACATTTACTAAGACAGAGATACCTACACTTAATAATGAACCGGCTGTTAATTGGACAGACGATGCCACGAGAAAGAAGCATATAGGCGATATCTGCTATGTAGTTAATCCGGCTTCAAGTGCAGATGGATATTCATACAGATTTGCCGATACAGGTACATTAGAAGCACCTAACTATGAATGGGTATTGATTAAGGATAGTGATGTTACTAAGGCATTACAGGACATTATTAACATCAATGGCGAGATTACTGGCATTAAGAAGTTTGATGTTGAAATTAGTTCGTGGAAAACTGATACAGACAATGAATTATCAAGTCTTAAAACACGAACAACTACTCTTGAAACTGACATGGGTAACAAGGTTAATACTACGACATTTAATGAGGTTAAACAGACTGTTGACGAAAATAGTTCTACTATAACCAAAATGTCCGAAACCCTTAGTAAAAAGGCTGATAGTAGCACAGTTGCCACATTGAGTAGTACTGTTAATAGCATTAAACAGACAACGGACACTAACACATCAAGTATCAGCAGTATGCAGACAACCATTGAGAACAAAGCCGACAGTTCGACAGTTACTGCATTGTCAAATAAGGCTTCTGAACTTGAACAAAGTTTGAATGGCTTTAAAACAACTGTAAGCGATACATATGCGACAAAGACAGATTTAAACATAGTTGACGGAAAATTCGCCAATTACAGTACGACAGAACAAATGAATTCTGCGATTACACAGAGTGCAAATAGGATAACAAGTAGCGTTAGTGCAACTTACACCACTAAGACAGAACTTAACAATCTACAAATTGGTGGAGTTAATAGATTCATAAAAAGCACTGTAACTCCTAATAAGTATATAACAGCCACTGGCATAATAACAGATGGCGGTAACTATTGGGATCTGACGGACTACATAGATGTGTCTAAGTGGACAAACTATGTGGCAAGCGGATGGACTAACCTAGGCAACGCACCAGCCACATGTTTTTTTGACAGCAATAAAAAGTTTATTAGCGGAGTAGCAGATAAATCTACTGGAGTGAGAGGTTCTCTGCCAGTTCCTTCTAATGCGACATATATGCGTTTTAGCTTTGCACATGTAGATACAGATAGATTGAAAATAGAAAAGGGTACAAAAGCTACAGACTACTCTCCAGCACCAGAGGATGTTAATGCTAAATTTAACAATTATGCTACAACAGCAAGTCTTGACCTTTATATCAAGAAAGACCCAACGACTGGCGAACTGAAATCTGCTATTGAAGCCATTGCAGATACCATCAACATCACAGCTAGAGGCGGCTTAAATATTTCTGGCGATAGATTCACACTCGCATCAACCAATACAACTATTACAGCAGATGGAACAATAACCTCGAAAGGAACGGGCGTGGGCTCAGACGGAAATGAATACTCGATGGCGGCAACTATGCGAGGCGGAGAGCTTAAAGTATGGAATAATACATCTAATAATGGAGTAAGGATTCAGGGCCACGCTTTATTAGGCTATGACGATGACGGAACTAATACAATTAAAGTAGTATACACTCCAAGCGATGAAGACGACATGACTGCTGGTTTTTGGCTGTATTCAAATTTAGGACAAGAAGCCAGTATAACAAGAAAGCAAATATGGCTACAAGGGAATAATAGCGATGGAAGTATATATGGTTATTGCAACATAGGCAAAGGGTATGTGCGCATAGATTCTTCTGGGGAGACATATTATACTGACTGCGAATTGTCTGTAATGGGTACGGCTAAAATTAATAACTTAAACATAAATGGAAGTACGAAATTTACAAGTGATTTATCTGCAATTCAAATATGGAACCAATACTTTGGTTATTGTCAGCCAGTTACAGCTTCAACCAACAGAGTTACGCTTACTTGGACAGGTTCAAAATTAGAAGTATGGGTAGATAATACATTAGTAGGAACATTGTTTGGCTAACGGAAAGGAGCAAAAATGTTAAGAACAGTTAAAACAATATCGATTAATGGAACATCGATAATTAATAACATGGTTGCAATGGCAATGTATGCAAACATTCCAGAAACCGGTCCGGCAATAATTGGACAGACAATTACAGATAATCAGTTGTATGTTGCAAATAAGTCGGAGTGTGATAGTGATTATGATAACTTTAAGACAGAGGTTAATAAACTACTCGCAAAAGTACAGTGATTAATATTTATTTTAGAAAGCATGGGTTAATTCCCATGCTTTTATTTTTTAGGAGGTAATTTATGAGTAAATTATTCGGAATTGACACATCAAGATGGCAAGGAGATTTTGACTTTAAAGGTGCAAAGGATAATGAGGGTGTAGACTTTGCTATTATCAAGGCAGGCGGTGCTGATGATGGCTTATACGAAGATAGAGAGTTTGAGAACAGCTATAACAAGTTGGAAAGTGCAGGAATCCACAAAGGAGCTTATTTCTTTGGTAACGCATTAAGCACTGATGAAGCTGTAAATGAAGCCAGATACTTTGCACAGCTTTTAGCAGGCAAATCATTCTGCTACCCGGTGTTCTATGATGTTGAAGCAGGCATGGTTACTGGTAACGACCTTACAGGCATTATTATGGCTTTCCTTGATGAAATGAGAAATGCAGGATATAAAAATGTCGGCTTATACTCATATGAGAACTGCATTAACAATTATGTAGATATTTCGAGAGTAAAAGAAGCTGGTTATGCCGTGTGGGTTGCTAAGTATTCTAGCAATAACCCTAACATCGCTGTTGATTATGATATGTGGCAGTTTGGCGGAAGTGTTAATTATCTTAGAGACACACAGATTAACGGACAGACAGTAGACCAGAACTACTGTTACACTGATTATTGTACAGACCATGTCGTTGAAGAAATCACAGTGCCAGACTATGAGCCAGTACCAGACACTAAGTATCATAAAGGCGATACAGTTAAGGTTATTAACGCTATCCAGTACGATAATGGCGAGCCATTCAGAACTTACTATGATAAGTACAGTGTCTTATCGGCTAGTGGCAGAAGAGTTGTTATCGGTGTTGATGGCGTAACTACCGCTGCTATTGACGAGAATAACATCAACCTTGTCAAGTGCATTTATGACAGTGACAATGATATCAACACAGATACAATAAGTCGTGGTGACGGCAAGAAAGTCAGAGTGCTTGATAACATTGATTATGACGGCGTAAGATTTGCGACATATTATGATGAATATGATGTAATTGAAGAGGATGGAGACAGAATTGTCATAGGTATTGGCACAACAATCACAGCTGCTGTCAATATTGCTAATCTTGAATTTGTCGGCGGTGCAATTTCTGATGATACACCTACTGATATCCCATTCAGTGAAGATATTGAAGAGGATAGCACAGTGAGATTTGTTGGCGATACTGATTATGATGGCACACCTATTAAGGCTTGGTTTGATGAGTATACAGTATCAGAAAGAAGTGACGACAGAGTTGTACTTGTGCATGACGGAGAATTATTCGCAGCGGTCAATGTAGCCGATTGTGAATTAGTCTAACCTTAATAAAAATACCGGGAGTGCAATGCTCCCGGTAATATTTTAATTATTCAAATCTATCATAACAGCTATAACAGCAGGAATGGTTGTTATAGTTCCGTTTGTTTTCTTAAATTCCATACCACCCTCAAGAAGCGTTCCATACATTGTCATATTATCGCCAACAAGCAAATTATAATCAAAATCGTCTCTATAATACATTAAGACAACAATATCATCATTATTGCCATTAACAGCTAAATAATAGCAAGCAATATATTCACTGGATTCTTCACCAGTATGCGTATTTCCGTCTTTATCTTCGACTTCCCCATCGTATTTTAATTCTGCTACAATATTGCCTGTCAGCTTGAATTCTTTATCAATATACTTATTAGGTGTACGCTTGAGCATTTCAACAGTTATATCATCAGGGTATACACTCTTGTCTCTTGACAATAATGTTTCTTGTTCTGTCTGGACTTCACTGGTACTTTCAACATTACTATCAGAAGCACCATTCTGACACGCTACAAGGCTCAATAAGCACATAACAAGCATAATGCTTACAATTCTCTTTATCATAGGTAAACTCCTTTATTTTCTTTCTTTTAACATTTTTTTAAACGATTCTCGGTATTCTTTTATTTTTTTAAGCCATTCAGATTGAGAATCTGACGATACTAGCTTATTATCTGAAAGTGAAAGCGATACTTCTGCATTTGAAAAAGCAGCAGAAAGTGTTTTATCATCAGCTTGTTTTTCTACCAAATTTGTTAAATTCTCCATTTTAGTGCTTGCTTCTTTTGCACTTAAAGTTCCATTTTCAAAATCATCAATAATCTGAATTGCACTGCTTATCATTTCTCTGTCGTTCTTAGAGTATTTATATCCATTAAACACTCCTAGATGAGCAAGCAGTGTTGCAACAATGATAACAAGAAAAATCATTGCAATAACTATACTTGACTTACTTATTTTTTGCTTCTCTTTCATAGGCAAATCCCCCCTTTAAATTTAATTTTAGCAATTATATCACAATATACATAATTTGTCGAATGATGTCAAAACTTGCGATATCTTTAAGTTGATTTTTATATTATAGGTATTTATAATAATAATTGTCCGAGAGAGTTCGGACAGAATCTTCAAGTTTCGGCTAGGTGGCACTGTTTGATTGGCGTTGGCAGTGTCACCGCTGAAAACTGTTAATCTACTGGGGTAGGTTGACATGAAAGAACAGATGTTCTATAATAACACTATCGCTACCAGTGTTATATCGTGCAATAAGGGGGATATATGGAGAATGAGGACTATAAACAAAAGATTATCGGATTAATAGAAAAAATAGAAAATACAGGTACGTTAGAGTACCTGTATTCATTCATAGAAAACTTCTTGAAGAGGTGGGGGTAAAACCCTACTTCTTTTCTTTTCGAGATAACATAACATCTATCATATCTAATATTGTTTCTTTATCTCTTTGCTCTAACATAGAAAACTTCCAAAGTAAATCAATATCTTTTTCAGCTTCTTTTGAATTATCCTTACGGATTGGTGAAACATCAAATCCCATTAGCCACGCTTCTGACACGTTCAAAGCCATTCCTAAGACAACTAACTTTTCTTGACTAGGTTCAACTTTTCCTGACACATATTGACTAATATCTGACTTATTCATCTTGATATTGTATTTCTTGCAATAAGGCAATGATAAGTTCAAAATATCAACCTGTTTTAACTTACGTTCTTTCATTAGCTGTTCAAGCCTATCTGATGTACTTTCTTTCATTTTGGTTATCCTCCTTTCTGTTGATAATATAGCATTATTTGAACAAAAGTTCAAGACGTAAAACTTAAAAAGTAAAAAATATTGAACTTTTTATTGACACATTGGTTTGATAATGATATCATAAAATCAGTTCAAAATATTGAACTTAAAATGCAGAAAGGAGAAAAATTAGAATGGCTTTTAATTACAGTAAGTTAAGAGGTCGCATAATTGAAAAGTATGGAAGTCAGACAGACTTTGCTAAGGCGTTTGGCTGTTCAGACAGGACTTTATCGCTTAAGATGACGGGTAAACGACCTTGGAAACAGGTTGAGATTTTAAAAGCAATTAAATTATTAGATTTATCAGAAGATGATATACAGGATTATTTTTTTGCTTTAGAAGTTCAAAACATTTAACTTTAGGAAGGAGCAAGAATGAGAAAACCATATGTAATCAACAGTGATGGCGAGTTCAAAACATTACAGGATTGCGTAGAGCAGATAGCATTGGGTATCGCTGATGATGTGAAAAATGGTGAAAAAACCGAGAAAATACAGGGCGAATGTAAAATCCTCGATTCTCTCACCAATGCATTGAACGCTATAAAGCTTTAATGAAAAGGATTAGATATAACTTCTACCTTAGCTGGTTTGTTATCAATAGTAGACATAAATTCATCATAGTATTTGCGGTACTCAATTTTGAATTGTTCAACACTGTCTTGATAACCCAACAACTTAGCAATAGCGTATCGGTCAGCAAGTTGCTTGCTATCCATATTTTTCGCCTCTTTTCCTAATAGAATAAGAGGATTATAGCACAAAGTACAAACAGATTAGAATTTTTGATATTGATACAATAGAAAAGTGATGGTAGCGGTAAATAGTTACAAACTTTTATTCAAACATCATTAGTTCTTTTTGACAGGGATAGCGCCCTGTTCGTATCAAGTGTGAATTACCTACCGATTGGCAGTTTTGTCTTTAGCATATTTATTTAATTCTATTGATATAGAAATAAGAGTATACAGGGTGCAGAAGTCTAAACCACAGAAGTATGAGCCGACCACTGATACGCACAATGCTATGACAGTATCCATACAATCTCCTTTCGGAAAGTGTCTACCATCACCTTTCCATTGTATCAATAAATATAAAGTTCTACAAGTTACAGCAGATAGGAATGAGCAGAATCGCTCAAATGCACCTTAAAAGGTCAAAATATATCACACATTATTTAGAAAGGAATGTTTATGGAGCTACAGATTTTTAGCAATTCAGAATTTGGAGAAATCCGAACCATTACTAAAGATGATGAACCTATGTTTTGCTTGGCTGATGTGCGCAAGGCATTGGAAATCACACATGTTACAGATGTGAAAAATAGACTTAAACAAGATGGGGTCGGTATTGCCGAGGTCATAGACAGTTTAGGAAGAAAACAGAAAGCCACATTTATTAATGAGAGCAATCTTTACAAGACAATCTTTCAGAGCAGAAAAGAGAGTGCGGAAAGATTTACAGAATGGGTTACATCAGAAGTCCTTCCATCAATCAGAAAGACAGGAAGTTACAGTAAGCCTTTGACAACATCTGAACAGATTAGATTATTGGCACAGGGCAACACAGAACTTACAGAGAGAGTTGATAAGGTTGAAGATAAGATAACCAGTATCGAAGAAGAAACTCCGCTTTACGGCTGTGAGATTGAAGAAGTGCAGAAACATGTTAGAAAGAAAGGAATTGAAGTACTTGGCGGAAAGGACAGCAATGCGTACAAAGACGGTGATATTCACGGTTCAGTATATTCTGATATATACAAGCAGTTAAAACGCGAATTCGGGTGCGTGGCGACATACAAGAGTATCAAAAGAAAATACTTGGCTGATGTACACGAATTCATCGACACCTATTTGTTGCCAATAGCACTTGCCGAAGTGGTACATGATACAAACATGTAGGAGAAGATATGAAAGAAAAGATAATTAACATATCCGCAACACTGGCAGGAATTAGCCTTATAGCGTTGATTCTAAGACCGGTACAACCGCAAGCTAAGATTAATCAGCAGAGTGCAGTGTTAAGTGAATGCTACAACTCACATGCTGATTATAAGGTTGAAACTGGAGAGATAAGTGTTGATGAATATGAGTTGTCGCTTATGGCACATTTGCTGATGGGTGAATGCGGAGCGACATACAACAATGATGAAATGCTATATCTTGCAGGAGCCGTTGTTTTGAACCGAGTACAAAGTGAGTATTTTCCTAACAGCATTGAAGAAGTTATATATCAGTCAGGGCAATATCAATGTACAGAACTTATAAACAGCGGATTCTATAAAGAACCAACAGAAAGATGTTGGAGAATAGCAGAAGAATTATTAATAAGCGGATATGACATACCTAGCAATGTGTTGTATCAAGCTGAATTTAAACAAGGTAGCGGTGTTTATAAGAAAGTGCAGAACATGTACTTTTGTTACAGATAAGGAGTTTGTTTATGGAGAAAAGAATAAGAGAAGAATTATTCAATCTAGGCATTCATTCTAACAGAAAGGGTTATGTATACATTGTTGATATTATGAGTAATCTTGATTCTGCATTAGCGATAGGTGACGCAGTTAAGAAAGTTGCTGAAAAATACAGCAAAAGCAAGGATTCTATCGGAAGTGCAGTAAGAAATGCTGTTAAGACAGCAAATCATAGCCTTGAGGTATGGAAGAATTACGATTGCTTAACAACACAAGGATTTCTTACAACAATGTATTACAGAACCAGAGAGGAGAGTGCCAATGAGTAGCATAAAAAGAATTATAAAACTTAACAGAAACAGACAAAGGGCTATAAAGGAAAAGGATTTTAGAAAATTCTATACTTTCAGCTGCAAAATCCATCTGATTGAAAGAATGGATAAAGTACCAATAGGAAGTTACATATTAAAGTAAGGAGAGAAAGAAATGGAAAATGCAATTAATAACAATAATATCACATTAGCAGGAGTAGTTGAGAGAGAACCAGAGTACTCACATGAAGTACTTGGTGAGGGGTTTTATGTGTTCATGCTCAAGTGTTCAAGAACAAGCGGTAACAAGGATACATTACCAGTAATGATATCGGACAGACTTACTGATATTAATGAAATCAAGGTAGGACAGGTTGTCACAGTTTCAGGGCAGATAAGGAGCTTCAACAGGCATGTTGATGATGTGAAGTGCAAGCTGATTTTATCGGTATTTGCAAGAGAACTTGAAATACTGGCACAGGACGTAACCGAACTGTCATTTGAAGAAAATATTAATACAGTTATACTTGATGGTTTCGTATGCAAACCACCTATATACAGATGTACTCCAAAGGGCAGAGAGATTGCAGATATCATGGTGGTAGTAAACAGACCATATGGCAAATCAGATTACATACCATGTATTGCATGGGGAAGAAATGCAAGATTTGCAGGTGGACTTGAAGTTGGAGAACACATTCAGATCCAGGGAAGATTCCAGAGCCGTGAGTACACTAAGAAGATAAGTGACAATGAGATTGAGACAAGGGTTGCTTATGAAGTATCAGTAAGCAAGATTGATTACGCAGAGGAAGGTGAAGCTAATGCATAGTGATATTACAGTTAGAGATTTAGCAAGTATGGCTATTGATGAAGATGTGGTATGCCAGATATGGACACCACAATACGGAACAGTATTTAATGGCTCATTTGAGGAAGCTAAGTATTCAGCCTATGCGGATAGGGAAATTGATAACTTTCAAGTTGAAGATGGCGTATTTGTTATGAATATTTAATAAGGAAAGGATATTGTTTATGAGAGCAACTTTAAAAAGGGTAGTACTTGAAAACTTTATGTGTTATGCACACGCAGAGTTTGATTTTTATGCTATTACAAAGATTATGGCTAAGAACGGCAAGGGTAAGTCAACTATTGCCACAGCTTATTTATGGGGCTTATTCAACTGTGATTATGAATTAAAGGATAATCCAGTTGTACGAAGAGAAATTGACGGAAAATCCGTTGATGATATGGATACAAGTGTTGAGCTTACACTTGATGTTGACGGAAAAGAAGTAACTATGAAGAAAGTGCAGAAGCGTACTTACAGTAAGGACGGCAGTAGTTATAAAGACGACAACAAGTATTTTATCAACGATGTGCCTAAGACATTAAAGGATTTCAATGCATATCTTGATGTTGATATGAATGTATTTAAGATGTGCAGCAATGTAAATGCTTTTCTTAATCAGAAACCAGCAGAAATGAGAGAATACCTATTCAGCCTTGTGGGAGATGTTACAGACCTTGATATAGCTTCACAGAAAGCCGAATTAGCGGAGTTAGTTCCTTTGCTTAATAAATATACAGTTGAAGAATTATCCGCTATGAATAAGGCTACAAAGACCAAAATTACAAAGGATTTGCCTATTCTTGACGGACAGATTAAGGAAAAGGAAAGAGACATTCAGCTTAAACAGGCTATTGAAGTATCTGACCTTGAATTACAGAAGAACAGCCTTAAAGAGCAGATTGCTGATTGCGTGGCAAAGCAGACTGACAACGACAAACTGATGGCTGAATATGACAAGGCTAGTTCGGATATTCTTGATTTGAAGTTTGAACTTAGTGATATGAGCCGCAAAGCCAATGAGGATAATGTTAAAACTAGAAGAGGTCTTGAATCGCAGATTAGTAACCTTAGTTATGTGATTGAGGATAGTAAGAAGTCAATCAGCAATGCAGAGAATGTGGTTCAGTTTGATAAAGATAAGATAGCTGAATACCAGAAAACGCTTGATGATAGCAGAACCGAATGGAAAGTTGAAAAAGAGCGTGTATTTGACGGGAATAATCTTATTTGCCCTTATTGCAAGCAGGAATACCCGGAGGATAAGAAAGGGGAATTAAGGGCAGATTTTAAGACACACAAAGAAGCAGAACTTAACAGAATTACCGATAAAGGCAACACAGCTAAGAAAATGCTTGATGAAGCCAAAGGATTGTTAGTTGAAGCTGAACAGGAATTGGCTAACAGAAAGCAGAAATTAGAAAAACATTTAGTGGATTTAGCAGACCTTAAAAAGCAGTTATCAGAACTTTCACAGGAAATTGATGCGTCAGCCACCGAAGAATATAAGGTACTTGAACAGCGGATTGCTGAAAAGGAACAGGCTATGCACAAAGCTAATGATATTTCGACGATTAAAGCTGAATTAAAGGCACAGGAAACAACTTTAAGGCAGCAGCTAGCAGAATGCGAAAGCCAGATTGCAAAGTCTGATACGGCAGCAGATGAACAGCGACTTGAAGAATTAAGGCAGACAAGGATTGATTCTGAACAGAATAAGGCTAATGCCGAGAAAATCCTTGATTTACTTGATGAATTAGACAAAGCAAAGAATGAAGCCTTAACAGAAGCAGTAAACAGCCATTTTGGGTTAGTTAAGTGGCAGTTGTTTGAATATGCCAAGAATGGAAATTACAAGAGCTGTTGCATACCTACTGTTGACGGAAAGAGCATTTTAACAACTATGTCTAACAAGGGCAACAGGATTTTGGGTAGAGTAGATATTTGTAACTCTATTCAGAAGATTAGTGACATATCAGTGCCTATTATTTTAGATGATTCTGAAAGCCTTAGCACAGATAATCAGAAGAAAGTTGCTGAAATGGTAGATAGTCAGTTGATTATGCTGATTGTGAATGATAGTGAGAAATTAAAGATTATGGAGGGGTAATATGAAACTCTATTTTTACAAATTGAATACAGACGAAAGATACGGAAAAGCAGGAATTACAGTACAGGTCTGCGAAGCAGAAGAGAAACCCAAGACATACAAGTCTGTTGATAGAGTTTTTCCAAGCTACTCAAGCACAGTAAGAAAAGATAAAGAAGGGCAGATATTGGATTTTGGTTGCTTATTCCTTACAGAACCTAATTTTGAGTATGCCAAGGAGATATTTAAGAAACAGGCAGAATCAAAGATTGCACAGACAAAAGGAATGCTTGAAAGAGAAGAAAAGAAATTGAAGATAATCGAAGAAAGCGAGGATTAATTATGGCAGAGAATGCAGCAGTTGTAGAAAAGAAAGCGTTTACTACATCATTAAGTGAGTGGAGTAATACAATGACAGGGCTTATCATCAATGATTATAAGGCTGTTGGAATGGATATGGACGATTACGCAAAAGAGTGTGCTATGGAAGCTATGACAAGCATATTTAATCTTGTTAAGAATGACCCTAAGATTGATATGAGAAACCTTGATACAAGTAATTTAAGGGGCATTGTTAAGCGTTGTGCAAGTCTTAAGTTAAATGCTAGTGCATATCCAAGAGAGTGCTATTTTCAGTTAAGAAATGTAAAGGTGGGAACTGACCCACAGACAGGCAAGGATATATGGCAGAAACAGGTTGAAATGGGAATCGAGGGTACAGGTTATGACTCTTTGCTCGCCAACTACGGAAAAGATGTTAAACAGGTATATCCGTATTGGGTAATTAAAGAGGGTGACAAGTACATACCGCCTAAACATAAAGGACTTACAGTTACAGAGCCGGAGTGGGAAGAAAACGGATTATCTGATAAAGCGGTAAGAGTTGTATATCCTGTTAAGCTATTAGACGGCACAGTAACATATCTTTCTGCTGATAGAGACAGTGTTAAGGTAAATCTGTTAGCGCATGTTAAGCAAAACATAATGAATGAGACTTTTGGTATTTGTGAGGATAGATACCACGCCACACCAAAGCAGAAAGCAGAAATTAAGGCTAAGAAAGACGAGATACTCAATGCCTTAAGAGTGTGCAAGACGGTTGATGAAATGCTTGAATGTGAGCTTGCAAGACCTTTTATAAGCGGTGCTTGGCTTGATACCCCAGAGAGTATGATACAGAGAAAAATGTGTAACAATGCAACAAGGAAATATCCTAAGAACTATGACCCAATGGCACGACAGGCACAGGTTGAAATGGACGAGGTATATCAAGTTGCACAGGCTGAAATTGCTGAAAATGCTAATACTGTTGAGTTTATAGAAGATAGGGCAGATGTAGTTGACACCACGGCAGCAGACACAGGCGACAAGCAGTCAGAGGAGCTGCCACCATTTATGCAGAGTGAGGAGAGCTGATATGAGAGTAATTTCACAGGACGGAACACTTGATATGCCATATGAAGAGGTGATTATTCAGAGATTCAAGTCAAGAATTTATTTTCTGAATAAAAACTTAACAGGCGTTGAGTCGCTTAGTGATGACATGCAAATTGCTGAATATTCCACCGAAGCAAAGGCAATTAAGGCTATGGAAATGTTGAGAGAACATAATGAGGGTGTAATTTTTCTCAAAACAATAATAAATACCGAAAAAGGTACTACGTTCGTAAGTAGTTTGTCGAAAACTGATTTTAACAAGCTGACGCAGAATTACTTCCAGTTCCCACAGGATGACGAAATCGAGGTGTGAGTATGAGATTAAAATGCTTAGGCTCATCGTCAGCCGGAAATTGCTATCTGCTAACTTCCAACAGTGGAGAAACACTTATCCTTGATTGCGGAATACCGATTAAGGAGATTAAGAAAGGCTTAGATTGGAACATTAAAGATGTTGTGGGTGTGTTATGCACCCATAAACACCTTGACCACAGCAAGTCAGTAAAAGATTTTGAAACTATGGGTATTCCCGTATGTAAGCCATACGAAACCTTGCTTATGAACCAGTTTCTAGCAAATTCTTATTTTACTGCAAGAGCATTTGACCTAACAACCATAGGCGGAAGCTGGACACACACAGACGCAAACGGCGAACCTTGCCCGATATTCGGCTTTCTGATTACGCACAAGGAAATGGGGAGAATGCTTTACATAACCGATTGCGAGGTTGTCAAGTGGAGATTTAAAAGCATAAATCATATCCTCTTAGGTGTGAATTATGACAAGGATTTAATTGACAGGGATAACACAGGCAAAGCTAATCACGTTTTCAGAGGTCACTTATCCATTGACACGGCTTGCGATTTTGTTAAAGCGAATTATTCAGATAGTTTGCAGAACGTCATAATGTGCCATCTATCAAGTGAAAATTCTGATAGAGATAGTTTTATCGAGAGAATGAGAAAAGTTGCTTGTGGGGCGAATGTGGATGTTGCAGAGCGCAACAAGGAATGGGTTTTAAGGAAAGGAGATGAATGTCCGTTTTGATTAGTTGGGATATAGTTACAAAGTTAATGAATTGCTTTCCTAATAGCGTTATAAATCATAACGCAGAGTTTATAGCACATATTAGAAGCAATACATATTTCGGATTAAAAGATTGCGAAAATGAAACAGATGTAAAGTGTAAAGTTTTGGAATGGTTATCAAGGTCTGCATATAAGACAGAGCCTTACAGCACTAAGCGGAGTAATGATGAATTTCACAGATTTATACTTGGCGGTGTAAATCAGTTTTTGGAAACCGATTTTACTGAGAAAGATATGGAGCAGATTTATACATATCTTGGAAATAGGTGCAATCATGCTAAAACATTGGAATTTATTGAAAGTGGATATGATATGTCGGTTTTGAAAGATTGAAAAATCCTAGCGAATGTCCGTTTTAGAAAGGAGTAGTAATGGAGAGATTAACGATTGATGAGATAATTGAGCATTGCGACAGAAAAACAAAGATGTACGAAAAAGCTCGTGATATTAAGCATCTTGAAACAACTATGAATAATTCTACAAAGGAGTATTGGGAGCATAAACAAGTTGCTGAATATTTAAGAAAGTTCAAAGAATACGAGGACTTAGAGGAACAGGGCAGACTTGTTAAATTACCTTGCAAGGTGGGAGATACAGTTTATCTTATAAAAGACAGTGAAACAATAACAGAGTGTAAAGCCGATATGGTGTTTATCGGTGTTCTTTGGGAAGAATTTGGTAAAGAATGGTTTCCAACAAGAGATGAAGCAGAAGCAAAACTGAAAGAATTGAGAGGTGGAGAAGATGATTAAAACAATAGTATTGATTATACTTTGTCATTTAATTGGCGATTATGTACTGCAATGTGATTTTATTGCACAAACAAAAGGAAAGAATTGGTATCACTTATTTGTACATTGTGCACTATATTGCGTTCCGTTCTTGGCGGTATTTGGCTGGACATGGCAGTTGGCAGTAATTTTCATTTCACATCTGATTATTGACCCTTTAAAGGCTAGGTGGAATAAGATTACATACGCGCAAGACCAAGTATTACATTATATTATCGGGCTTACGTATTTATTATGATTGAGAGGTGGAGAAAATGAAAGTAGTAATTGACATACCTAACGATTTCACAGGAGATTATATTGCTGACAAATTCAAAGATTTCTTTTCAAGGGTTATTGCAGATATTGATTGCAAAGGTATGTGTGGTAGATACGAGAAAGAAATCGCTGAAATGTTTTTAAGGGTATTTGATGATAGCAAAGAAAAGATTTCTTGCAACTGCCAGCACAACAGCAATTCAAGAGATAATGAGCCTTGTTGCAGATGTGATAGCAGAAAGACTAATGCCGACAGGCTAAGGAATATGTCAGATGAAGAGTTAGTAGAGTTTCTTATAACTTTTAAGAACACATTCGGCGAAGAATACGAGGGAGAAACTAGTTGTATGGAATGGCTTCAATCAGAAGCAGAATAGGAGAGAATATGAAGTATATAAGCAATGCAAAATATGGAGAACCGGTTGAAACAGGAACTTGCTACACAAGTGAAAATGAAAAATTAAAAATATGTATTCACACAATTTACGGTTGCGGGGAAACGTTATATATGAATTGTCGAAAGCTATGTATTGTAGACAGGAAATTAAACAGTACATCTATAATGAGTGCGATAAGCGAAGCTCAATTATTGGTGAAACGGGAGCTTGATTTACTTAGCAAGGAACTTAATTCTATATTGAACAGTGAGATAGAAATATCAAGGTATTAGAAAGTGAGGAAAAGTAATGAATAAAGTGTCTAAAGAAGTTCTGTATGAACTTTATGTAATTCGCGGAAAGCCTATGTATGAGATTGCAAGCATTTTACATATCGGTGTTGGAACTGTTTATAACTATATGAAAAAATATGGCATACAGTCCAGAAACACAAAAGAAGTGTTTGACAACCTTAAAAAGCAGGGGTGGGAATATCCACAATCTGCCAGAGAAAAGAGTAGTAAAACGCATAAAAACAAAATAGTATCAGAAGAGACAAGGCGTAAAATGTCCGAAAGTAAAAAAGTAGGTGGAATAGGGCATAAAAAATTAAGAACAGACGGATATATTTGCATCTATTTCCCCGACCATCCTAATGCCACTAAAGACGGATATATTATGGAACACGATTTAATAATGGAATGCATCATTGGCAGACATTTGAAAGATGATGAAGTGGTGCACCATATTAATGGGATTCGTAATGATAACAGAAAAGAAAATTTGAAACTTATGACTTTTACAGAGCATGCAAGATACCACATGTTAGAAAGGTATCGTAATAAAAAGGAGGAATGACTTATTAACAGAGTAATTTTATGCGGGAGACTGACTAGAGAGCCAGAGATTAGATATTCACAGACAGTAAACGGAAGTATGGCAGTAGCAAGATACACATTAGCTGTTGACAGAGCTTTTAAGAAAGAGGGCGAACAGGCAGCAGACTTTATTAACTGTATCGCATTTGGCAAGAATGGAGAGTTTGCAGAGAAGTATTTACATCAGGGAACTAAGATTATCGTTGAGGGCAGATGGCAGACAGGTAATTATACTAACAAAGACGGACAGAAAGTCTACACTAATGATTGCGTTGTTGAAAGACACGAATTTTGCGAAAGTCGTGCTAATCAGCAGAATAATAATAACAATGGAATTATGGGCGGCAATGCTAATTCAGACAGCTTTATGTCAATTCCGGATGGCGTAGCTGACGAGGGATTACCATTCAATTAAAGAGGTACGAGTATGACAGAAAGTGAAGCAATTAAAAGAATTAAAGAATGCAGAAATACACCAAATTTTCAACCATACATATATATGAATGAAGCATTGAATATGGCAATACAGGCACTTGAAAAGCAGATATCGAGGAAACCAGATTTTACAGAAGATAAGAAATTTGCTTTATGTCCTTGTTGCAATGGTAAGGGCTTACTTGACAAGCAGAAATATTGTGATAATTGCGGTCAGAAGTTAGATTGGAGTGATAGTGATTGAGTTATCAGAACATAGCGAGAGCCAAGGCGATTGAACAGGAAAATAAAAAGCGACTGTTGAAGTTGAACCCAAAGCTGAATGACAGGAGTGGGATTTACTTCCTACTCCGAGAAGATGAAAACGGATTTAAGTACGCTTATGTCGGACAGGCAGTACATATACTTAGCAGATTGGCAAGCCACCTTGTAGGATATGAACAGCACATAGACCTTAGCTTACGCAAACACAAGCTGTATGACAAAGAGAAAAACCCTTATGGTTGGCGAGTTGAATTTCTGAATTTCCCCGAAAGCCAGCTTGACGAAAAGGAGAAGTATTACATCAAGCTATATGCCGATAAGGGTTATCAGCTTAGAAATGTCAGTTTAGGCGGTCAAGGAGAAAATCGTGCTAGTGGCTCTATAGGCGAGAGAAAAGCACCTAAAAGCTATATGCAGGGCATACATCAAGGAAAAAAGGTGTTAGCGAGGGAATTATCATCTATCGCAGAAAAGCATCTTATAATCCGCTTAAAGCCCGAAAAAGAGCATAACAAGGTATCGCAGAAGCAGTATGAGAAATTTATGGATTTGCTGAAAGTGGGTGATTCAGAATGAGAATTTTGAGCAGTAAAGATTATTCTTGGCTTATGGACCGAGTAGAAACTCTTTCCAATGAAAATGAAAGATTGCAGATGAAAGTTGATGAAATAACAAAAGAACAGCCTAACGATTGTAAAAGCAATGAGGGAAGTCACTTTTGCAGCATTTGCAAATTTGGCTATTTGAGAACAAGAAATCCGTTTGGGGCAGATTTTTACGCTTGCAGTAAAACAGTGCCTTGCGAGGATTTTAAGAGAAAAGAAGATAACTAACTAAAAATCAAAGAAAGGAATAGGTTGTCGCGACATAAAACCGAGGTTTCCTTTTGGTAGATTTAGAATGTATAAAAAGAAGATTAAATGTGAGATATATCGTGATTCAATGCAGAATTACAAGAAATATGCAATACCTCCAGCACAGTTGATTATAGCTGATGTTCCTTACAATGTCGGGAACAACTTCTATGGCAGTAACCCCATGTGGTATAACGGTGGCGATAACAAAAACGGAGAGAGCAAACTTGCGAAAAAGGCGGCTTTCAATTCGGATTTTAACTTTAATCTGTATGAATACTTCCATTTTTGCTCAAAGATGTTGAAAAAAGAGGACACAAAGCCTATTGCAAGGGGCAGAAGTAGTAATAGTCCTTGTATGATTGTATTTTGCGCATTTGAGCAGTTGTCAACATTGATTGCGGCGGCAAAGAAACACGGATTCGTTAATTACATACCTCTTGTATTCTGTAAAAATTACAGTCCACAGGTACTTAAAGCGAATATGCGTATTGTTGGTGCTACGGAATATGCGCTCGTACTGTACCGAAATAAGTTACCGAAATTCCGAAACGGCTTGCAGATTGATGAAAACGGAAAGAATATCAGAGGTACAGGACATATGATTTTTAATTGGTTTTCTTGGGAGAAAGACGGAAAAGATATACCGAAGATTCATCCGGCACAAAAGCCCGTGGCAGTCCTTAAAAAGCTGATTGAGATTTTCACAGACGAGGGGGATGTTGTTATTGACCCTTGTTGCGGTAGCGGTAGCACATTAAGAGCCGCCGCAGAGCTTGGCAGAAGTGCATATGGATTCGAGATTGACAGAAACTTTTACGAGCGTGCAAAGAATGAAATGCTTGTATTTGAAAAGGACAGTCAAATGAATATAAGTGATTTTATAGGAGGTACGGTATGAAAGTACATTGTTTATTTGAACAGTCAGGCACATTCAAGAATGCTTTCAAGAAGTATGGAATTGAAGCCTACGACTATGATATTCAGAATGAATTTGGCGAAACCGACTATGTTACTGACCTTTTCGAAGAGATTGATAGGGGGTATCAAGGCGAGCCGAGTTTGTTTGACAAAATAAGCCCTGATGATTTGATATTTGCGTTTTTTCCTTGCACTTATTTTTCAGACCAAAGCCCTAGGCATTTATGCTGCACAGCTTATCAATATAAGAATTACACTATTGAGCAAAAATGCGAGGTGTCAATGAAAAGGCATAGGCAGTTAAGTTTGTTCTATGAGATACTTAACAAATTTGTTATTGTCTGTCAAAGAAAACATCTAAGGCTGATTATAGAAAATCCATTAAGCACTAGCGGAATGCATTATTTAACACATTTTTGGTGCATAAAACCTAATGTTATCGACAAAGACAGGACGTTGAATGGAGATTACTATAAAAAGCCTACACAATATTGGTTCATTGGTTTGCAACCTAAAAATAATTTGGTTTTTGAACCGTTAGAGGTAATTGATGTTATGAAGCAAAGATATGTTACAAGTGATAATCCATTGGGAGTAGACAGAAAAACAGCAAGGTCAATGATACATCCACAGTACGCAGATAGATTTATCAGGCAGTATATTCTTGATGAAGAAATATGGAGAGGTAAATAATGAAAGATGAAGCAAAGCAGGAAATACAGATTCTACTTGACCTACTCAAAGGCAGTCTTACAAGAAATGGTGTAAGTATGGCAACCGACAATAGCGGTAACTTGATGTTCTTTGATACAGCAGCTTACATCAAGAGTAAAGGTAAGGAATTTGACGGATTCAGAATTAATATTAACGATTTAGTGAAGTGATAATGGCAGAACTTGAAGAACAGGAGCAATAATATGGCAATATATAGAAATGTTCAATTATCATTTTGGACCGATAACAAGGTTGAAGATGATTTTACGCCAGAGGACAAGTATTTCTACATATATTTGCTAACAAATCCACAGACAAATATATGTGGGTGTTATGAGGTTAGTTATTCGCAAACGACAAGGCAGACAGGTTATAACAAAGATACTATTATCAGGCTATTAGAAAGGTTTGATAAGGTACACAAGGTTATTAAGTTTGATTCAGAAACTAAAGAAGTGCTGATATTACATTGGTATAAGTATAACTGGAGCAAATCAGAGAAAGTCTTGGCAGGGGTTTTAGGAGTTGCCAAACATATTAAATCTGATGAATTTAGAAAATATGTTAATGATATGGTTGATTCCATTAAAAATGATACCCTATACATAGGGTATACATACCCTATGGAGACATCTGTTTCTGATACTGATTCTGATACTGTATCTGATTCTGTTTCTGTTAATAATAATATAGTAAATAAAAAGAAAGATAATATAGATAATAATATATATATAAATATTATTAGTTACTTAAATAACAGATGTAATACCAGATATAGATACAATACGCCTAATACTAAGAAGCATATCGGGGCAAGAATCAAAGAGGGATATACTGAACAGGATTTTTACACAGTCATAGATAAAAAAGTCAATGAATGGCTTGGAACTGAAAGGGAAAGATATTTGAGACCAGATACCTTGTTTGGCACGAAGTTTGAGAGTTACCTTAATCAGAATGTTGTTTCTGAAAAGCAAGGCAATCAGAATTTCAGCAAGGGTGCTATTGACTGGGATAATGTGTAAAGGAGAGCAAATGTATGGATAGAGATTGTAAAAATTGCGTATATCATTCAAGTGGCAGTTGTAGTCAGTGGGATTGTAATTTTACAACAATTAACGATGTGAGAAATGAAGCTATTGACGATACTGTAAAAGCCATAAAGAAGTTGCGTGCTTTTACTGTTTTAGAAGAGGAAGAGATTGACGAGATGGCAAGGCTGCTAAAGTTAAAGGCAGGTGGTAACGCTTGACAAGAGAAGAAACAGTTAAAATTATCCGCATTATGTGTGATTGCTACCCTAACTACAAGCCTAACAACTTATCAGAGACAGTAGATGTGTGGAATATGATGTTGGAAAATTACAGTTATGAACAAGTGTCAGTCTCACTTAAAGCATACATCAACTCTGATATAAGCGGATTTGCACCGAGCATAGGACAGTTGATAGGTAAAATACAGACTATATCACAACCGCAGGAACTTGATGGAATGACGGCTTGGGGATTAGTCAGTAAAGCATTAAGGAATGGCACATATGGGGCAGTTGAAGAATTTAACAAACTACCGCCACTTGTAAAACAGGCGGTTGGTATGCCAGATAACCTTAAAAACTGGGCGACATCAGATTATCAGACGATTGAAACAGTAATACAATCAAATTTTCTAAGAACCTATGAAACAGTTGTTAAGCGTGCGAATGAAATAAATCGTATGCCGGACAATATCAAATCACTTATCGAAAAGACGAATGCAAATTCGTATAAGACTCAAATCGAGCAAAAATTCCAAAGAGATATAAATACATTACAAATTAAAGAAAATACCCTTATCGGTCAAAATACAAACGCAGAAGAGTATATTGAAGTACCTCAAGATATTCAAGAAAGAATAAACGCCATGAGGTAAATTATGAAACCCAAAAATTGTATTTATCCCGATTGTCTTAACTGTACTTTAGATGATTGTTTATACAATACGCTTGAACAGCCAGATATAGTTCAGCAAAATAAACTAGATAAAGAAATTGCCTTCAGAAATAAATTAGAGCAATTAGAACCTAAGCAAAGAGCAAAGGTTATATATGATAGAATGTATGAACAGAGCGAAAAAGGCAAAGCTAGACGTAGGCGATATAATCAGTCGGAAGAACATAAAATTAGCCAGAAGAAATATTTTCAGACTGAAAAAGGCAAAGCTGCACAAAAAAGGTATAAGCAATCAGAAAAAGGCAAAGCTGCACAAAAAAGAAGAGAAGCTAAAAGGATTGAAACTGGTAAAAATGCCATATACTGTAAAAGATATCGGGAGAAAAAGAAAAGAGAGGCTATGTTAAATGAGCAAGTCGGAACAACGAAGATTTCAGGAACAAATGATGAGAGTTCAGTTAAACAGGCAGAAGAATAAAGAAAATAAAGAAATGTTTGGTAATGCCTTAACAATTCTGCTATGGGTCCTACATGATAAATTTGGATTTGGAAATAAGCGACTAGAACGGCTTATTGATGAGATTGATAAATTCAACGAAGATTTCAATGCAGGGCTTATAGATCCGAAAGAACTTATTGAACAGCTAGAAGAAGAAACAAAAATAAAAATTAAATATTAAGGAGTATGGCTTATGAAGTTTTCAGAACTGACTAAGCCGGAGCTTGATGAAATAATTGAAAATGCCAATTTCACAGAAGAGGAACTAAGAATTTTCAAGTTGCTTGTGGGTAATATGAGCTTAGAGCAGGTTAGTCAAAGACTTATGTTATCCAAAGCAACAATTTCAAGAAGAATTAAGGATATGAAAATCAAGATAGAAAGGGCTGATAACATGGTTAAAACAATTCCTATATGGGAAAAAGTAGCGCTGACGATTGAAGAAGCATCCGAATATAGCAATATCGGGATTAATAGAATCAGTAATATGCTTAATGAAATTAGTTGCCCCTTTGTTTTAAAAGTCGGAAATAAAAGGCTTGTCAAGCGTAAAGAGTTTGAGAAATATATAGAAAAAAGTAGGGAAATATAGAGATATATTGAAATATAAGCTATTGTGTAGTAATATTAATTATCACGCAATAGCTCTTTATTTATTGAAAGGAGCTAAAGAAAATGGGAAAGGATTTAAAAGGTAAAGAGCTAGGAAATGGAATCTGTCAACGGAAGAACGGAAAATATTGTGGCAGGTATGTTGATAGATTCGGTCAGAGAAAAAGCATTTATGACGATAAACTGTCAGAATTAAGAAAGAAACTTGCAATTGCAATAGCTGATAGTCAGTCATTTACAAGCATAAGAGATAACATTAAGTTGGACGATTGGTTTAATCGTTGGGTAGATGTGTACAAAAAGAAAAGTGTACGCCCCAATACACTTAGGGAATACACTCACATATACACTAAGAATATATCACCTTTTTTGGGAAATCGCAACATAAATTCCTTTGTTAAGTCGGATATTCAACAATTAATTGATATTACTGACGATAAGGGCTATGGATATGAACGGCAAAACAAAATTAAAGTTATATTATCAGACATGTTTTCAAGAGCGATGGAAGATGAGCTTATGTCCAGAAATCCAACAAAAGGAGTTAAATTGAGGGCAAAAAAGGAAGTTTTCGCTAAAGCATTAACAATTGATGAACAAGAAGTATTTTTTGAATGCTGTGCTGGCACATTTTACGACAATCTATTCAATATTGCTGTAAATACAGGGTTGAGACCGGGAGAACTTTTTGCCTTAACTGAAAATGATATTGATTTTGAAAATGGGCTAATAAATGTATCTAAGACGCTTGTATATCAGAAATACCTTGATGATGAACGCAAGGAATTTCATTTAGAAGAGCCTAAAACAGAACAGAGCAATAGGAAAGTACCTATGAACAGCTTATGCAGAAAGTATCTTGAAAGGCAGATAAGGCAGAAGCATGTTATCAAAAACAAACAGCCTAAAGAGCAGAACGACTATTTATTTACGACAAAATTTAACACACCACTTAATTCGGTTTTATACAGTGCGGCGATTGGTTCTATTGTAGATACAATAAATCTTGTCCGTTCTGTTGATAAAGAAATGGAATATTTCAGCGGTCACGCTTTAAGACACACATTTGCAACAAGATGCTTTGAGGCGGGTGTGCAGCCGAAAGTTGTTCAATCATATTTAGGTCATGCAACATTACAAATGACAATGGATTTATACACACATGTTATGCCACAGAAAGCAAGTGACGACATTGAAAGAATTGTTAAAAACGAAAATAAAATTGTTGATTTTGTGAAAAACGTGGTGTAAATGCGGTGTAAATATACGCCATACGCCAACTAAAAATCCAGTATTTATGCTATTTAGAAGATTAAAAATGTATAATATTTTAGAAACTTATTATGTATACCAGATAACTCCTTATGACCTTAATGAGAGTTATGATAATTACTGTATTTAAGGGA